GTATTACTTTATTATTTAATACCGTTTTAATTACATCGCCGTCAGTACGGAAAGTAAGGGTCAATGATTGCCCTTCTTCAAGATTGAAAATAGCGTCTTTTGTCGCAACGCCACCTGTGGCTTTTTTCATTTTATCCACGAAAACATAAGCCATTTTTTGCTTAGTTGCGTTCTCCAAAATTTCACTAATTAAAAGAATTAAATCATGCTTTTCTGATAAAGAAACGAGTTCAAAATTTGCCATAGCTCTAAAGCCTAAAATCAATTTATTCTATTTTGAGCTATGGCCGTAATCTCAATAATTAGTTATTCCATCATGAATAATTGAAATCATGTTCGTATCGTAAAGGTATTGTCTCAACGATATTTCGCTTAAAATTAATTAGGTCTTTAAAGTGAAAATATTGGTCAGATAATTCTTTGTATGGATGGTCTTTTACATCAGATATGAAGATATTCGAAAATTTAAGCCCTTCATTTAATCTTTCAGCACTTTCCCAAATTAATACATATTGTTGTAGGTGTTGTGGGATGGTCTTCACTACACTTGTATTAGCCCCAAAAACCATAATTACCGTATCCTTAGGTACAAGTAGATTTAGTATTTGTTCAAGATAGATATTACTTGTAAGGCTAATAACAATTTTAGTTTCTGGTTTACCAAACCACCCCATGAACACACTCATTAGCCCACCTTTATCGTATTACCAAACTGATCAACTACTTCAGCTTTACCCCACACGGCGGGATAATTAACAGGTGGGCTAGCTTTATGGTAATTCTTAATTTCCCCATTATTTACGTACATATCTTTCTGCTCACGCGTGTTTTGAATTGCAGCCACTCGGTAAGAAGCATGTATAGGGTGATATCTGAGGTGATGAGCTCTTACTCTTAAATTACCATCATCACCTTTTAGACCTACGATATTTTCATTGTAGCCATTGAGACGATAGAAAGCTTCGCGTGTATATCCCACACGCCCTAAAATACCTTCATTTTCAACGCCTAAAAGGGGTAGAAATAATTGCCAATCTTTTAGTAAACGCAGCTCATATAAAAGGCCATCATAGATAAAATTATCTGCGTCTAAATTGAATAGAATGTCTCCAGTTCCAAGGCGATGAGCCACATTTTTCGCATATGCAGACGTATAAGCATAATCCTCATGCATTTGGAAATATTTGAGCTGGCCGTTATTTAAATATTCTTGAAAATTATCAAAAATCCATTCCTGTAACCCATCTGGTGACTGGTAATCTAATAAGATTATTTCAGAATGCTCATCGAGTATTTTTATATTTGCTGGTAATGTCTGATTCAGCTGCCATAACCTGCCTTTGCAGGTTGTACAAAATGAAATTTTAAGCATTTCTCAATTCATCTCCTATTCAGGTCGTACAACATGACCACAAAGGGCTAAAGAATTAATTAATATTCTGGTTTCTGTAACAGGGTCGGTTAGCCTACCCGTAGTATTAGCCTGTAGCACCACACCAGCTGTTAGGCTCAACTTCATGCAATCAGGAGTAAGGTTTTCTAGGTAAAGTTGGCCGTTGTTTTCTGAAGAAACATAGTAAGAAAGATCATTCACCAAGTTTGAGCCAATAACTATAACTTCATCAGCCCAAATTGTATTAAATCCTTCTAAAATAGAAGTACTTACTGTACTTGATGCAATGGCTTGATAGATGTCATCATTAACTTTTAGAGTATAAATAACCGAACCGTATTCCATTGGCGTTGTTAAGCTATAGATGTTTGGATAAATGAAAAAATCATCTTCACAATCACAATCGCTTGTATGAAGCCGTAATACTTGAATACTAGGTATGCCAGTGTCTAGCGCATCTTGCACAGCAACATAGTCGAGATTTTTAGGGTCATAACCCAGTAAACCACGAATATTCGATTTGGTTATGGTCATAGGACGGTCCAAACGCCCCCGCTTAAATGAACCCACAATCATATTATTGATTGGGGCTGCACCTGTGGTACCTGTTTTGTCTTGTGTGCCCTGATATTGAATACCGGGTTCATTTCCGATGATTTTAGTAATGTGTGGCATTGTCTTAGCTCTTTGAAATATCGGCTAATTATCAATTTTTTTCTTTTGGCCTTAGATTTGAAGTTCCATAAAAAAAACCGCACAACGGCGGTTTTTTTTGATTATCGATTAGTAAAGACCGGCACGCTTTCCTTTAGTCACCGAGCGGAAACGCTGATTTAAAGCTGCACTGCTAAAGGCTTTAACTCGGGCTTTATTTAAAGCAGCCTTTTGTTTTGCTGTAAGCTTCACTTTACCGTTTACACGCTTATTAACAACGGTAATTTTACCCTTGCGGACTGCTTTAATCGCTTTGTAAATGACTTTCCCGAATTTGCCCTGTTTAACAGTTGTTTTACCCAACGAAGCTGAATCAAGAATAAGACCATCTTCACCAATTTCACCAACCGCATCACCAAATACAAACGCTTGAACAAATTCGCTGATTTCGTCTGCAGGAGGAACATTTGATTCAACAGTTTCGGCAATTGCTTCTAAAGCTTGGTCAGCTTCAGTCACATTGTCACCAAACGCGGCATCAATAAGCGATTCATCAGTTACGCCAAGCGTTTCAAAGGCATCTTTAACATGCGCTGTAATGATATCTAGCGTTGTAGGGTCAATTTCTACTTCATCGCCGTCTTCGCTGCCGCTAAAGCCCGCAAGTAACGCAGCAAAACGGTCACTAGGTAGCTCATCATCAGCCAAATCATTGCTTACGATCGAGTCTGTGAAAACTAAAACAAGCGAGATAGCAGCAATACGTAACATACGGTTTTGCTGATTAAGCTCTGCAATATCAAGCTCGTCAGCCATATCAGCAATTACTGCAGCTGCCTCGCCTGCAGCGCTATCAAGAACTTTAACTAGGTTAGGATTTAAAGAATCAAATAAAACACTCATGTATTTATCCCATTATTTTGAAACTGCAAAATTGCTGTAAGCTGCACGTGTACAGCCGTTAGGGTGATAACCGAGGGATACGTCAACCGCATCGTCTGGACGATCAGCGCGAGGGGTAATGGATAACTCAAACAAGCCGCTAAGTTCTTTGGATTGAACGAGTAAAGGGCGATCTTTAGAAGTACAAGCTTCTAAAAACTTCTTACTCTCTTTTGTTGCATCTTCGATAAATGTCGTCATACCTTTTAAGAGGTGACGCATAACAATGGCATTGATCGTATTATCAATAAACATTGCAATATCAGAAGAGTTAGCAAGCTTCAAAATAGCAGTATTGTCGCCGTTGGCAGTCAACACATCCCCTAGAATAAATCGCACGCCTGAGCGATATACCTGACGCTCTACAACGTTGATTTGAGCATTTGCAAGGCGTTTACGGGCCGTGTCATCCAGTACCACGTCGTCACGCTTTTGCATACCAGTGAACTTAAACGGATAGTCAAAACCTGCAATCGGGTCTTGCAGCGGTGGAATACCTGCAGTGTTTGTACGTGCATCACGTAGGGCATGTTCACCTAAGATTTTGCCAACCGCTAAACGTGGCGTTCGTTTACCATTTAAACCTACGGCATTAATTGGGCGTGCAACCGTTGGATTCCATATAAGCATGACACGGTGGTCAAACGGCGAAAGATCATTACCAATTTGAACGGCCTGATCGATCGTAAGCGTTGGGTCAAGTTCTACGATGAGACGAATATTTAGTTCATCTGCTACGCGTAAAAGCTCTGTAAAGAGTGGGACATTATCCGTAAATGCAACACCTAAACGCGTAGGCGGAACATCTTGCTGTGTCAAAATATCAAATACTTGATTAAGATTAGATACTAAGGGACCGCTTGCCCAAGCTTGCCATACAGATTTACGGCCTAAGGTATTTAAAGCATTAAAACCTTCTGATTGCTGGATAGCGCTGACGAAATTCATTTCATTCGGAATAGTAATTTCGAATGTTTTAAACTCTTCAGTTGCATCAATTACTGCGCTTATTGAGTTCACTGCTGATTCATCTGTATTAAGCGAACCAGAAAATTTATAAATTTGGTCCCCTGTCAGATCATCCACAAAGACAAGTTCAGCCTTTACTGATTCAGGAGTAATAGTCGTTTCGGTAGCAAAAAACCGAATGTTTAAACTAACCCCATCACCTAAATGACTATAAGGCTCAAGTGCAATTTGCATTACTGCAGCTGACGACTCTTCATTGCTTAATGTTAAATCGCCCATTGCATTCATTAATAAAAAATTCATGCATTAACCTTCTACTTCAAAGCGCGCTTTACCAGCTAACGCATTTAATTGAGCAAAGTTCATTTGAGCCTGTTTTTTTGCACCAGGTGTTTTGTACTTAATCACCACACGTTCATTTTGCGGTAAATTCGTACGCGACACGTTGCAATGCGTGTTACTACCACTGTTTAGTACAGCAAGCTCTAATGGGCCTAAAGCTTCAGTTTCATCTTTTTCAGGCGGCATATCGTGCTGAATAGCTGCTTGTTGAATTTGTTGATCTGGTACCTGATTTGAGTCTTTTGAAGGATTATCACCAAGTGACTCATCGACTTTTAGATTTTCATCTTCAGTTTTCTGAGTTTCGTCAGCATTATTGGTGGTCTGAACTGCATCACCAGCTGCTTGCTCGTCTAACTTTTGATCTTCATCTTCGGTTTTCTGAGTTTCTTGATCTGGTGTACCTTCAGTCTTAGTTTCATCAGGACCATCATTTTTTTGAACTGCATCACCAGCTGCCTGCTCGTCCAACTTCTGATTTTCATCTTCGATTTTCTGAGTTTCTTGATCTGGTGTACCTTCAGTTTTTGTTTCTTCAGCTGTTTGAGCCGTAACTTTTTTACCCTTTTTAGGACCAGCTGCTTTTGTTGAATCTTCTGGATTGGCTGTCACTGTCATGACTATTTCCTATAATTGATCAGCTTGTGAAGATGGCGACTGTTCAGCCGCCACCTAATTCATTGGTTATGAATTTGAAACTGTTAGAGAAGCTGGTAAGTTAATTACTTTCAGGATTTCAACCTGATCTGAATAGCGTGCGATTTCATTGACCTGTGCTGCACCGCGTGAGGTGTAGTAAACGCCTTGTACGAAGTCTTCAGAAGTCACATCTTTGGTAATCACTGGAACAGCGGTATGACCAACAAAAACGGCTTTAGCTGCAACAGAGTTACGACCGATAATTAACATTTCGCCGTATTGAACTGCGGTACCATTTACATCAATTTCGCCTTCAGCCACGACGCCTGCAGATTCAGGAACGTAGTAGTAATTGTCTTGGCCTTTCGAACCAATACGCGTAATTTCAGTTGGGATACCGAAAGTAAGGCTTGAAGGTGCAAAATTTGTATCATCTGAAAGGACTTTCATAAGTGTAGAAAGTGAACCTGTACAGTAGATATCAAAACCATCAGGCTTATGATTGGTACGGGTAATAATTCGGCGTTTACAGTCTTCTACAGCTGGGAAAATCTCAGCGCCAATCATCGAAGTGCTGTTAAATGATTGGGTCATATCGCTGTTACGTGATAAATCACACTTACGCGAATAATCTAGTCCTTTAGCTCGACCGCTGATTTCTTTTAATAAACGTACGTTTTGTTCAAGCATTAATTTTGCAATCACAATTGCAATGAATGCAGAGCGCATGTCTACGCCTAATTCATTTTGCATTTGTGTTAATGCTTCGATTGTTGCGTGATAAACCGCACGAATCGGATAAGCGTGTACTGACGCGTAATCAAGATCGATATCAGCGTTCGGAGCTGGTAAAACTACATTGCCATTACCATCTTTACGTTGGTAATCAGCAACAACTTGAATTGTAACTACTGCATCAGCTGGTAATGCTTTATCAAACTCAATTGAGAATGTGTCATTAGCAGAGTTATGAGTACCCGATTTAAGCTTGTACTCAGTACCCGCAATTGTGACTCCAACGCCTTCAGCTGGGTAGAAATTACTAACATCAGGTGTTTTACCTTGAGGATGCTGGTCATTACCTACGTACACACCGTTTAAATAAACGCGTGATGCGCCGATCATTGCAGGTAAACGGTCATTACCTTGAGGTGCTAAGTTAGCATCTACAATACGCTTAGTTGTTAATGTGAAGGTCTTATTGTCTGCAGTCGCCAGTTTAAACTTATGGATTGCATCAAAGTATTGAGCACTTGCTTTAACACCGTCAAGAAAATCACCTTTGCGGGTCTGTCCATAGTCACGACCAGCAATCTGACGTACATAAACAAGAGGTAAAGTATTGGTACCATTAGGGTTAGGTAAGTAAGCAACTAACGGCGAAGAGCTTGCAATCATCATCGTGATTGTAACCATCGCCAGAGCTGGTACATCTGCAATGTGGCCCGAGCTACCAGACGAAACGCTGTCATAGAATGACCGTACTTCTGAACTTACATTACGTGCATTTGCACTGTCAAAGATACCGTCAGTATTGGCAGACGATAAACCGTCGTAAATCAAATGGCCTGCATCTAATGCAGCTGCAATTGCTGAATTAGTCGGCATATTACCGCCATGGGCATTACGATACAGTTCAATACCACGACCAATAGAATCTAAGATTTGATTTTTTGCAGAAGGGCTGTCTTTGAACAATTCCAAAAGGCCAGTTAAAGACTTTGGTACCAAACCATTAATATTGATATTGCTCTGCTCGCATTGAGCAACAATACCGTCATATTGGGCAACGCTATCAGCTGGGCGGCCTTTTTGATATTGCATACGAGAAACAAAATTCCCGACTGCAGCAATCGTTGCGCCAGTTGTTTTTGCATGATTACGGAGTTGTTCTTTATTAAACATAGGTTCCTTTGCCTGTGTTGGCTTGTTGATGGAACCTATTTTGAAGTTTTGCAAAAAGGGGGAATTATTGAAATTCCACCCCTTTTTTAAGGATTTGCGAGCATTCCAATACAACTAGGTTGAAAATAGAAGAATTGGCCTGCTGTGATTATCGATCGTGCATAAAAATTTTGAATTGCACTGACCGCATCAGCTGAAGTAAATACGGCTGTTTGTGAAATAGCAGCAAATTGCGCTGAAGTTGAGCCATTTATCCATGCATTTACAGGTGCAAGTGCAGTATTGGCGCCCGCGGGATTAATTAGCTTGTAATTATTATTGGTAATGCTAAATAGAACATCAGTTGAAGAAATACTTGCGGAAGTGCGGAAATAGCCACGTATCCACAATAAACCGCCCCAACGTGAAACTTCAAGCTTTGTATACTGGGGTAAGTTTGAAGTGATAAATTTTGCGTTTAAATCGCCAATCGTCGTGACATTCACCCATTCCATTGTTGCAGGCTTTAGATCATTAAATTGACGTTGCAGTTTTGCAAATGCTAAAAGATGGTTGTCAGCTGGTAAAAGCTTACCTAAAGCGGAATTACCAGCAATATCAAGTCCTGTTAATAGTGTATTTCGAACTCGATCAGTCGTGAAATATTGATTAACCTGCCCCTCAGGGACCTCATCAGTATTCATTCCCACGTTTACAGCATTAACTACCCACTTTTTATCGCTCGTATCCCATATAGCCCCCATACGGTCGAAGCCTGAACCACTATCAATATGAGCATAATCACCATCTAAGGCCATCGGTAGAGCTGCGGTTAAATTTGCATAACTACTAAATAGCCCTCTGAAATGTTGAACGTAATCCGTAGAATCAAGTTTTTGATTAATTGCATTACTCAGCTCGGTATATGCTGAAACATCAAGCTTTTGTGCAAGTGCCCCATTAAAAAGACTGACGTCTACTTTTGTGGCTAAACTCAAGTTAAGCAGATTTTTAGTAACCAAATCAGCTATCTTATTTTCAAACTCATCACGTCCAATACCGTTATGAGCAATAAGAAAATTATATACATCCTGAAAGTTGTTGATATTTATGCCAGCTGCAAGCATGTCATCTATTAAGCTCATTTAAAGGCCCTCAACTTGAGACAAATCAATTCCAAACGAATAGGTTTGTCCTTTGGATAGAGAAAGCTGATAGTTACTAACCTCTCCTAGATAGGCCATTACGACAAATAGAAACATCTTATTCAAACTATCAAAATTACCAGGTAATAAGTCATATGAACGTACATCACCTTGTTTAATTTTGACGGGTAAATTTGCTTTTAAATCCTGATCAATCAATTCGACTAGGCCGTTGTGATCAATGGCAATCAAGAAATACGAGATTTTTTTATTGTTGGCCGTAATTGCTCGGACTGGCTCACTTGAACTTAGAACAAAAGTTTCAGACTCTCCTAAATTCACAGTTACAAGCTTTGTATCGCTTTCAGTTATGGAATAAGGGCTTTGTGTTAAGTCTGACATTGAGCGTAAAGATACGACCGTGGAATTTGATTGAAGCTCAGGGTCATACGGCGTAATTAGCTTAAATTTACGTACAGTAAGCTCATCATCAGATATGGTTTCAGTTTCTTGTGTTTCTACATTAAATAATGGGGTACTGGTATAGAACAGTTCACTGAGTTGGACAGGGAACTTATTAGAAACAGGTTTTAGCAGCTCTTCTTGAGAAATGAATGGTTCTAAATGCTCAAGTGAATCACGTACGTTAAATGCATATACTTCGCCGTGGTTCCCTTGCAGGCTTTGACCTGTAGAGCCCAAACATTCAAGCCATTTAACTGTATTTTCATCAATAATCAGGCCAAAAATATCGCCCTTTTGAGGTTTCCAATCAGGTACATTTCGCTGCATTTGGCGAATGCTTTCATAATCTTCAATATCAAAGGGTTCCACTTGGGCCCTTATGGTTGCCTCACCGATATTAATACCAGAACCATCACTCCACATACTGCCACCGACAAAGTGATCGAATAATATTTTCGCGTAACCTTGTTCTTCGTAACGAGTAGCATGTTCTTCTTGAGAGCTTAATACCTCTGCACCAGGATAGACCGTGGCGTAACGGTCTTCTTGTTGGCTCACAGGTTCAACATAACGGCGAAAAACATGACAATCTACGGCTGATAGGCTCGTTATCACAATCGAACGGGCAGCCATGCGCCGCCCATCTGCTACCCGTGTAGCCTCTTTGCGAATTGGCTTTAACATGAATCACCTATAACTTATTTGAAAATAGCTGAAATTCGTCCTCAGTAATAATTCCTTGCTGACGAAGTGCTTTAAGCTTGTTTAAAGCTTGATATTTGGTTTGAGCGGCTTTTGCTTTTTCCGCCAATACTTTGGCTCTTTGAAGGGCTTTTTGTTCTAACTTGCGTACTTCTTGCTGCAGCTTAGGAACAATGTGATTTCGAGCTGTGTTTGCTCTAACCATCTGCTCAGCAATATTTCTGCTTAGGTCTTTTTTATTGTGCTTATAGCGAGTGCCGACCTGTTTGGTGCGATCGGCATCTAAAGCCTGTTCAAGATAACGGCGGCCATGGGCTGACTTGATAAAATGCATGACGCGTAAAATGTGTTTACATGCAATGCCGGTTAATTGCGGATTTCGGATTTTCGGAAAACCGCCCTCTTTGCGACCCAATACCGTACCACCAACGGTATTAATATATCGGAACCAAAATTTAAATTTTCCACAGTCGCACTCGAACTTAACTTTGCCCTTTGAAAGCCTGTTTTCTACAGTAGTCGCCTTAATTTTTTCAGGATTAAAAATCAAAGAGTCAAACGCTTGAAACTCAACATTTACATGGTGATATAAAACATCACTACCCCGACTTGCATTAGTCACAAAATGCACTAATCCACCTTTACGGCGAACCGGGTGAGCCACGTGAATTTGCTGATTCGCTAAATCGATGTCATCTTGCCGACTGAATGCAATAACCTGCTCTACTGTGATGCCGCCTTTATAATTTTCGGCAATCGTTTCAATGTTGTGTTTGAATGCCTGCAGGTCGTCACGTGTTAGTGCTCGTGTCAAGCCTTCAGGCATATTTAAAGTTGTTTGAAGCGCCCGCTTAAAGTCATAATCACCTGCGATATCGGCTGGCCGTAGAAACGTAGGCTTTGAACCTTTTTTATCGTCCTTGCTCTCACGTTCTTCTTCAGCAAATCGCCGTTGAGCTCTGTCATCTTTCTGACGGGCTTTTAAATCTTTACCAAACCCACCCTTTAAAAGTGCTTCTCTGAGTTTATCGGGTTCAAAATCTTCACTTTTAAGCATTCGAAACCCCATGTAATTTTTGGAGTCGAATAATTTCGCTCAGAACCGGCAATAAAATAATTTTCTCTTCTAATTTCTCATGCCAAAACGACGCATTGCTTGCTATACGTACTACATCTGAATGACGACGGGTTTTATATACACGTTCACTAATAAGTGAATGATCAGAAATTTCATCAATGCCGATTTGATACTGAAATAAAACATTTGCCTGACCAGCTTTGTTTTGATTGAGCTCAATCAGACGGCGTATATCATTAAGATATTCATTTACGGCCATAGCGATCGGAAAACTAAAAAAGGATAGCCAATTATCGGCTATCCTTTTTATATGACTTTCTGCTTATTCCTATGCAATAGTGCTGACTTTTGCGTAACCGTTTACGCCATCTTCACCGTTATAGCCTGCAGCTTTGACGCCAGCTGCACCTAGGGTAAGACCAATATAAACAGGCTCGGTTGTAGTGTTTTGGTACTTAACTTTGATATAAGCACCCGAACCACCGCCGCCGCCGAATGAGAAACCATCATCACCTACGCCGTTCCCACCGTCACCACCAGCGCCATAAGCAAGGACAGGACTTACTGAAGCACCACCTTCATGCGCGCTCTGTGATTCGTTATGTCCCTTATTACCTGCAACGCTTTCAAGTATCACAACATTTGCAGCTGCTTGTGTATTCGCTTGACCGCCTACACCGCCTTCACCATTGTAATAAGAGGAACCATTACCCCAAACACCTTCAGTACCATGCATACCACCTGAAGCAATCGCAAATGTGACGCCATCTAATGATAAAGAGGTATCTGTACCATCTGTACCGATACCATTGCCAGAATCCGTACTCCAACGGCTCGCACCACCCGAACCACCAGCACCAACAATAATGATTTCTTTGCTCGAATTAGCAGGGATTCCAATTACATAATCACCAGGTAAAGTATATTCGCCATCGCCAATAATCTGGCTTTCTGGTGAGGCTTGTATGACATTCCAATTGACACGGCCACCGTACCCAACACGGTTTGTACCCGAGCGGTCGTAAACATTGTATGTAAATGATTTAAGTGCTCTTAAAATGGTCCATCCTTCATGACCGCCTTCGGGCGTAATAGTTAAGACATATTTTGTGTCACGCAGATCATCTACTTTTCCAGTTAAATCGACAGTAGCACTACCGATCGTCACACCACTCGCAATAAGTCGGGGGTACATTAAACCAATATCTTCAATTACTTGGTCTATTTGCTCTTGAAGATGGTCATCCTTCTGCTTTACGTCAGTTTTTAAAGCATATTGAGGGTGTGGATTTACTGCAGTTTCATGCTGGGTCATGAGCTGCTGCATAATAGGTACATCAGTTTGTACTGTAACCGTAATATTTGACGTGGTACCTAAGGCAAGACCAAAGGACGCAACAAATGAAATCCCAACATCTAAAGTAAAAAACTTATCTGCTGCCAAGCTTGCGACAGCAAATAATGTACCGTCATCCGCAAAGATACCAATTTCACTACACTGAACAGCTGCAGCTGGTACAAAGTTAACGGATAGAATTAAGGTATTAGTTACCCCAATGATTCCACCTGCAGACAGCTCAGCTTCAGCTATTTTGTTCTGTAAATTTGTTCTCGGGTCATTATCAACACTTACATAGTGTCCATTACCAAAACCAATTTTACTAAGTGTTAATTTTAGCCCGTTTTGTTCCTGGTTAAGTGCTGCCACTCGGCCCGCAGCTGTAACTTTAAAAATTACAGGAATACTTTCACTCATGAGTTCGACAATCCAATTTTTTCAGTAGTTATAACGGCGTACGCTTTATAGATACTTTCAATATTCCACTAACTCATTAAGTCCGCGACCTCATCAGCCTCTTCTAAAATGCTTTGTTCCTCTACCTCATCGGATGTTTTATAAGAACGGCCAACATAATCAATATTTACCCCATCATCTGCCACAGAGTAATTGGTACCGCTTAAAAACATAAAGGCAAAAGTATCGAGTAAATCGGGTGATTTAATCCCTTTCCTTTTCATTTCTTCTTTTGACAAGATTTTATAACGTGCTTGTTCGTCGAAGGTGTAAGGTACACGCGTCATCTGTTCCTCAATTTTTGCTTTTAATAAAAGCGTACGAATCTTAAATCGACCGTCTGAAATCGCACGTTGTAGGGCCACGTAAGCTTGAGCACGTTTGTTTACATACATTTTTCGGTCATTCATACCGAAACACTGACCGCCCCAAATGACCTTTTTATAAGCGATGCCGTTGAGTGTGAGGTATTGCGCTAAGCCTGCCCCTGCGCCGTTTGCATCGAGTAAAATTGAGATATTCGGGTACTGAATCAGACAGTTATTAATAACTCCTGTCAGTTCAGCAATGTTGTCATTGTTTTTACAAAGCGGGATATCAATAATTTCGACACGGCGAGCACGTTCGCCGAATTTTGCATTACCCCAAACTCGCCCGATCACAATGGCCGAATCGTCTCGGCCCACACCGCCCCCGACGTCCACTGCCATAAAATACCCATAGTCTTTAAATTTTTTATTCTTAAGACTTCGGCCTTGCCACGCTTTTTTCGCATTCTTATACGTTATTAAGAACTCACCAGCCAAATCTGGGAAAAGTCCACGTATTCGAATCATGTATGACGGGTCGTCACGACTACCGTATTGAAGTAATGCCTCTTTAATCTTATTAAGGCTTACAAGAGGTGAATCTTCACTGTTAAATATTAATGAGTTCCAAATACCCCCGACGGCTTTAGATAGCTTGTGATGCGTGTCATAGAAGAAACCTGCAGGGCGTGCGGGCTGTGATGTCAGCACCATCCTGTTATTTTCTTCAGTCAATGCGTTTGTTAAGACGTCAAAGACGGCATCATCAATACCCGCGGCCTCATCACACCAAATCGTTAAATATTTAGCATGCAGACCTGCAAGGTTTGTCGGCTTATTTGGTGGCGCTGTCTTAGCAAAAATATGCCAAGTTTTTTGAAAACCACGGATGTAAACACTTTCTGCAAGGACCTCAATGTAATCGGCAAGCCAAGATAGGCGCCGAGTTCTCATTAACTCCTTACAGATTTCAATTTCTTTCCATACTAATTTACGCAGCTGATCGATTTGCGGCGCTGTAAAAAGCATGATTGAGAAAGGGAAAAAACATAAATGCCATAAGGCCACAACACCAGCTGAACGCGTCTTACCTGTGTTGTGTAGAACGATGTCTTGTTCACCAAGGAACGTATGATTATTTAATAACTCAAAACCGTAATAATCCCCTTTACCTATCGATTTGATCGACTGGATATAAACCCTTTCATAACCCTTTTTAGTCCATTTATAAAATGTATAACGGCGTTGCTTGCGCCGTTTCCATTGTAAGAATTGGTTTAATGTTACGGTGAGCCTTAACCCCATTTCATCCATAAGGCAAAGGATATGTGAGGCGTTAAAAACATGAGAGTGGCCGTTCTTGTATTTAACGCGGTAAAGCTTCTCTTGACCATTTAAAATATGAGTAACAACACGCTCTGAGACGTTATCATCACCCATGATCAAATCATTTTCTTGAATATCCTGAACATACTTAAACGACCCATCGAACATTTTAATGGGCGTATCAATCCCGAAACATCCGTGACCTGAAGATACAGACGTACGACTACCCGGCACAGCAATAGACGTATAGAGCTCATATTGCTGCCAAGTAATTTCCATGCCCAGCGCTTCAATGGCAAAACGCGGCAGATCGTACCGATACCGCTTACAAGCGGCGTGCCATTCCGGTAAATCGACAAGACTTTTAAGCATTCTCTACCCTTTGTTAGATAGAGAAAGGAACTAAAAAGTCGTCATGGTGTTCGCTGCTTAACTCAACTTCTTCAGTATGGGTAATTGTTGACGTTGCCATAGCGCGCAGCGAGGCCCAACAAGACGCTAAAATTGCAATGTGTCCGTTTTCAGTTTCATCAGGGTTTAATTCATAAACCGACCCGCCAATTTCCAACTTACGCAGCTGAATAACGCTGTCCAAGTTATATCTATTGGCAACCTCTTTACCTAGTTTGAGACGATCTGAGCGGAGTAATTCATAATAAGCAGCTGTAGCTTCAGGTAAATCTAACTTTTCCTGAAAATGCAGGTCCCATTTAGGGAATGAATTAGCGCTGTCCACGACAATCATTGTGTAGCGTTGTAGTGCTTTGATTTTCTCAATCTGTTCTGGTGTTTTACCTTCGTAAGTCACTTGCGACGTGTAAGGCAAAACTTTAGAAATCGCTAAGATGCCGTTAATAGCATCATAAGAACCTGTAACACGTACTTTATCGCCCTCATATGAGCCAATACGCACGTCCGTAATAATTACTCTTGGGTTGCTCATGGTTGTAAGCCCCCTTTCGTAATCACTTCTGAAGAACGCTCACCAGTGTCCTTATCTGCTTTTAAACGTAAATATTCTGGTGTAGGTCTATCAGGGTACATATCTGCTTCGACAACCACACTCCACGGCGCTGGTTCATCAGGATTTAAACCTGCAGTAATTTGAGGTAATAATCCTTGAGCCACAAAATCAAAAATGCCGATCGTTAAATCAGTTTCTTCGATACTTGCTGAATCAGGAAAAATTGAGTTGTCTAAAATCGTGAGGTGCCAATCATCTGAAGCGTTGTCATCAAATACATAGGTGACAGGGAAACGTCGCTTTTCAGCTAGTTCTATATAGTTGCTGAATTGATCTGTAAAGCTCGATGCTGAATCAGGGTCATTCACTAGAAAGGCAAACTGAATGCGAAAAGCTCGTGCAATAGCTCGAAACTTGATATTCCGCTTCAGTTGGTCGCCTGTGATACGAGAGTTAATTTCATTTGGTACCGTCCTCAAGCTGCTCGCGTCAGGCTTTTCTTTGATTCGCTGAACTGCCAAAAATAGACGGGGTAAACGTGCCGCGCCCGATTTACGATAGCTATCAACCATGGATTGCACATCATCTACTAAACGGCCTTCAACGATTACGATTGGCTTAGAATCGTCTTTCCACGCTTGCAGGGCTTTGGTATCAGCATGCAGCCACTTTTGAAAATCCAAAATGACTTTACATAACGCCGTTTTTACAAATTCTCGGCTAGAACGTTGTTGTGTCATAACGCCCTCGCTTAGAAGTAATCAAAAAAGCCGCCAAGTATCTTAACTGGCGTATTTTTTTTAGTTTTACTTTGATTGGCGAGTAAGCCACTTACTTTATTGAATTGATTGGCGTCGTCTAAGAACTCTTCAAGTGATTTAGTAGGACATAAGGCCCCATCATAGAGCTCACCTTGTCTTTGGGTCTGTATTGCTTTACGACGTTCAATTTTGGCCTGTTCAAGCAAGAATCTTTGTTCAAGCTCCATTGCCTGTGCTAACCGCTCATTCGCATCATCAAGCGTAAATCGTGCGTATTGAACGTCATTGATACAATCAAGAATAGTTGCTAAACCACACTCGAGAGATTCACGCATTAACGGCGTTTGCATCATTGCCGAGTCAAACTGGCCGTACCCGCAATTCTCTACAAAATTTTGCTGTAGTACGTAATCCATGCCACCCATGACAGTAGGTATATATCTGCCTCCCACTGGTTGAGCATCCACGGCCATGGAGAAACCGCCTACTTTTGCTTTGTAGTTTTTAAATGCGTATTCACCCGCGTCCGTTTCTAAGAACTCTTCTTTATGAGATACCTGACCTGAACTATCAGCAAAAAATTCAACCGTGCGTACAGCTGGGCTAATTCGATATTCTTTGCCAGCCAAAAACGCCGTTTCAGGCGGATTCATACCGAATAATTGACGTACTTGATGGCCGTAATAACCCAACAAACCACCCGTAGAAACCATTTCTTGAGTTTCGGGTGAGTTAATAAGATCAACCCATGCTTTAACATCTACATCAGAGCGGTCTTGTCCTGTGTATTTCCGCCCCCTGTCGTTCAGATTAAACGTGATTAACTTAGTTACACGTGACATAAAAAAGCCCTAAATACTGATATCTAGGGCTATTTTGTTATAAGCAATTTAGGGCACTTTTTCGTTATTCCACCTGTGTACAAGCATCTACAAACTTGGGTATCACATTTTTTACCAGGTAATCTTTTGAAATTAGCTTTTTATGGACCGTACCAAAGAAAGCTGCAACTACACGGCCTTCCCCCTCAGTAGAATGCGGTACCCGATCATCTAAAGCGTAAATGGTACCTTTTTCGAGTTTGATTTTTTGCTCATCAACAATCAAATAATCGTCTGATTCTAAATCGATCGGCATAAAGAAAATGTAACCCGTATCATCTGCATGCTCAGCTATTGGGGATTTCCAGCCATAGAATTGAACATGTTCGCTCTGATTCGTTGTAATGATATTTAAACCGGGCAGGTCTTTAGAAAGGACTTTCTGAACTGAGGTAATGATGCTTTGTAAAGTTGAACTGATCACGTCCACATGACCAACAACAATCACTTTATTTAACTTGCCTTCTGAATCAAAAATTTCCATGGTTAATCCACATTTGATATGTGGTTTTATTATTTAGGTATTAAAAAAGCCCCCTTAGGTGTTATTCCACAGGGGGCTTTTATATCTATTTATTTAAATTTGTCTCTCTCGGACCATTATAGTCAATATCATCTAATCTCTGTTGATGCTCTAAAAACTCATTTTCAGTTATTACTTCTTCACCAAAAAGTGCTGATACATAACCCATAATATAAGCTTTAGTGGCAATAAACTTCTCATGGCTTTCATGCGGTTTCATGAGTAAAGTGATACGTTCATTCAGGATTTGACGTGTAATACCTTTCATCATATACCCCTAAATAATCCCTTATAGCTGGTTCCAGTCTACTTCTAAAATATCGTCAAATGCGGTATCAACACTTTCAATTTCTTCACGTAAATTAATGATTTCAGGATTTAAAGATATACTGAATACAAAACCTTTTCGGAAATCAATTGAAGTATCAACTAAATCCCAAGCCAATACATTTAACGATTTTTGTATATCACTGGAAACTTCATTTTTCCTTAATATTTCAACTAATTGCGTTAATGCATTATTAAATCGTTTTTCTTTATTTAAGTAACTTTCTAGGGTTTCCACCATAGTAGATTTTTGAATCCACTTCTCATCATTTGGAAAAACTGTATCGTAGGCTTCATCATAGCTATTGTGATACACAAGCTTTATGACATTTTCAAACTGTGCGTAGAGCTTTTTGATCTCTTCAGTTGCTTCTACTACATGAAATTCTTTTAAACCAGTTTTTAGACCTTTTACAAATAAATCCTCTGCGGTTTGCAGTGATTTATTTTCACCAAATCTTATAATTAAAGCACCTGATAAATCTTTTTTCTCAAATAACTCTACACAGGACTTTTGGAAGTTTGACATTGTGAACCTTTTTAAAGATATAAAAGTAAGCCCCTAGTTATTATAAATAGAGGCGAGTTGTTATTTAGGTGTTGAAGCAGCTGGTGCCGTAGTAGTAGGCAAAAACCGATCAGTAAATTTATTTTGCGATTCAGTGCCTTTAACAGAGGCAATAAAGATCAGCCACAGGGCAATTGTTGATAGAACTGTAATTATTACAGCTTTACCAATTTCTTTTAGCCATGCACCCCAGCCTTCTTCATTAATTTTACCAAGTTCAGACATCACAGCCGTGTGCTTAGTATTTAAATCACCTTTTAAATTACTTTGGCTTTGAGAAACAGTATTTTTAAGCGCTTCAAGCTCTCTTTTCATTTCTGAAGTTGTATTTTGCTCAAAACGCTCTTCAAGTTCGACAATCTTACTAGCAAGTGAATTTTGTAAAATCTCAGTAACAATTATTCCCGCTTCTTTACGTAGACCTTCTAAGGAGGACTCCATCATAAAGAGTTCACGGAAACTATATATTTGTTCTGGTGTTGGATTACCATTGAATTGCTTAAAAAAATCAATTTTACGTTGCTTATAGATAATATAAGCAACGTTGTTTACTAAATTGAAATCGCCGTTATCGTTTTTTGTAAGTTCTTGATAAACCCAACTATATTTAGGGTCCTGAGTAGGGTTAGCCATGGCTGTGTTTCATTGCTCGGTCGAAGGCATAATTAACTGTGTCTAAATCAATATTAAAACTACGTAATGCCTCAGAGCCAATTTTTGTACGTGGCTTAGCTGACTCATTTTTATAAGCATTATGTGATTGTTGAGATATTACCGCACCAGCTGCAGGGTTTTTAGCTATTGCCTCACCTATCTCATTACCCTTATACATCTTAAAGCGTGTTTTGGCTTCTAACGCATCTTCAATGGTGAAGCCTGTTACTTTAACAGTCATCTCCAAATCCTCATTTAAATATAATTAAATATGTATAACTATCTTTTGTCATTATACATGTTTGCATAAAAGTAGTATGTAAGGTACTACAAAAAGTCTAATTTTTAACAAAAAAAAGGATGCGTCAAAAACACATCCCCGTTTAAAAACGCTAACTTAATTAAAAAATGGGTTTACAGCCTCGCTATATTTTGTAGTAGTGCTATAGGTGAAATAAACATTTTCATGGAACTCCTGTTCCGTAATAACTTCACCTGTCATTGGACAACCAAATTCACCAGTTTCAGGATCAGCCGTACAATAATTTGCATATTGTTCTTCGCTTAGGACCATATCCTCTCGATAACCGTCATAAGGTTCATCATCGAATGCCTGGTAAAAAATGCCTCGACTCAGAATGCCTGCATCTATTAACTTTGAGGCAGCACTATAGAAATCATCGTTCGATTTGTTGCCAAGGCATTCATTTAATATATTGGCGTTTATGTTTTCACTCTTTGCCCCAAAACGCTTCACTAACGGCGCTAAATCTAGCTCTGTTTCATTTATACCTATAATGCTTTGAATATGCTTTGCTGCTTCGATTGACTGCGCAATACGTATTTCGTTTAGCACCCTTCCGAGTCTTTGCTGTTCTTCTTGAAGCTGATATATACGGTTAGAAATACGTTTAGCTGCGCTTGGTTCAACCGCTGCAGCATCTTTGATTTTAAGGGCAGTATAGAGTCTTTCATTCCAAACACTTGGCTCAGCATTCTCAAGTTGTTCTAACGAAAATTTTAGCTCTGTATGGCTACGCTGTAAGTCAAACAAATTAAAACCGTCGTGACCTGCTAAACCTGTTTGAAAGACCTGTGATGCAATATCTACAAAGGCGCCTATCTTACTGAGAGTGTCCCCTAAACATTGATTAATTAATAGTTGATCTACTTCTTCAGCTTGCTTTAGAAAATTTGAAATATAGTTTTCAAGCTTTTCTAAATCTACAAGCGTTTGCTCTTCATAAGGCTTACATGCAGCTACACCATGATTTAGCCAAGCCTTAGAGTGAGGACACCAGCAATCATATGTATATAGGTATAACTCATTACCCTGCTTTAATTCATCTTCAGTTCGTTTTCTAAAGTTTTTACCAAAATGTGAACAATTCCAGAATTGTGCGCCGTCGGGTTTTTCTTGCAATACAGTTTTAGCATCTTCAAAGCTTATGACTGCAGACTCACCGAATCTGAAATAAAAAATAAAACGGCGTGATTGATTAGTTTGAGTTGTCATGTTTTTCCCCAAGGTTTTTAAATTCGTCTTTCAATTCGTTTGTTTGGTCTGGCTCATTACTTCCAGTGCATTTAAAGCGGTGGTTTATGGCCTGAGGGCAACGTTTATTACCGCAATCAGGACAAAGAAGCATTCGGGTAACTGGTAACTTCAGGTCTTTCTGACATTGGTTACAATCGTAGAAAGTTGGCAAAATGTCCTTTTTATTCCCCTTAAATGAATCTATAAGGGCCTGCTTATAAGAAGGGGCCATATCTTTAGTATCGATGACCATAAACGGCGGTTGAATAGATAACATTGCTTTTCTAGCAATTATTTTACAAATCCCTTCACGCAGCCGATTCGAATACAAATAACGATGTACAAACCCAAGAAAATTGGTCTTTGCATCATCACTTACAGATTCAAATACTTTTGTATTTTCGTCACAGAATTTGGTTAGAGAACCCGTAAACTTTTCATCTGTTTGTTTAAGTATTTCTTCTTCAGGCATGTTTAAAGATTCAGGTAGCCACTCTAAACCTGACATTAATAGAGCTGAACCATAATCACCACGTAGCAAATGACGAGAGAAACTGGATTGCTTTATTGCAGTATCAAGATGCGATTGCATAATTACCTCGCGTTCAAATGTTCATATGTTTAAATGAACATTTGAAGCAAAAAAATGTGTTTACTATATTTGGGCGAATGGTAAGGGGCTATACAGGCTCATTTTAAGAATTATTCCACGTGTTATAAGGCTGTACATCAGCAAGAGGACACCCAAAAGGATGACCATTTTCTTCTAAACGGCCAAATACATAACCATCTTCTACGCGGTCCAGTTTACCTATGCCTTGAATGCGTTTACCGTCAGTCTCAACGCGGTTTAGAGACTCAAAATCTACATAAACCTTATCACCCGCTTTAAGTTCCTGAGGTCGCAATTCTAAAGACTGTCTCCAATCACCTTTGTAGGGATTTTCGCCCCTTGTCAGATTGAAAAAAGCAGATAAGTGGGATTGATTACGCCACGCATTGCCAACAATATGCGGCGGTACCAGCCACCCGCATGCCATACCATCCTCATCGGTTGCCATAGCTTTCACATGTTCAGGAATTTTTGACCAGTCATAAAGAGTTTTAGGCTCTTCAATTTTGACTAAATCAGTTTCATCCGAATGTGCTTTATTTTCTATATTGGCAAAGATTTCCTCAGCTGTTTTCAAAGGCGTAGAAAATTCAAGACGCTTGTCTTTGTCATACAAATCGTCGCAACGGTTAAAATCAAATACACCCATGGCAGTCATGAAAATTGCTTGAATATAAGCAGGGTCAATATTTAATTCTTTAAGCTCTTTAGGTAATTGCTGATCGGTTGATTTGACTACACGGCGATAAAAAGCCTGTGCAAAATTACAGGTATCAATCACATCAGGGCATTTGATTCGATGGAGTTGGTCACGCAACTTATTGCATTCACCTCTTAACTCTTCTACTTTACGTTTAAGAAAGAGGTTCTGTTCAGTCTTAGCTAGTGCGCGTTTATTTGCTGTATCCAATTTTTCAGATAGATATTGCCAAACCCGATACTCTGCTTCACGTTCAGCTTCATTTGTTTCGTCAAAATATACGTTTTCATAAACAGCACGACTCTCTTCAGAATCAGAAAGATTATGTAGCTTTAAGGATTGCTGATAATGCCAATTAAGAAATTCAGAGCTGTATTTATTCATATATTTTTCCGCCATTGCAGCTGTATTCATGATTTGCGTATGTGACCAATAAACGGCGCCGTGCTCCCCTTCTGCTTGCAGCCATAGAAACCACTTATTTAAGTAGGGTGACCAGGCAAGCAGCTGGCTGCCATCATTAGACTTAAAAAACTTTTGATACTCTGTATCATAGATTTCAGCATCTTCAGGCATTTCATTAAGCAGCTGGCAAGCCAAAGCAATGGTTAGATGCTTCATAGTTTTCCCCGTGGTGTACGGCTGCCGATTAAACGCAAATCCATTTTTTTACCTAATTTAAGCTCAGGTTTAGCAGCTATACGCAAACCTGTTTTTGGTACCGAAATTTTTCTAGCTGCAGAGTGAAGTTCATAACATTTTGTCTTACCTTCATTGATTGCTACAACTTTATACAAAGCTAGATCGGCGGGATTGGTTCTCACTACGATGTCACCAATCAGAAAATCCTGTTTGTTCATGCCTGCGCCGTCCCTTTATTTTCTTGTTCCAAATCCACCCCGCTTAAAGAATCATGAAGTTCATCTAACTTTTTGAAAAATTCATCAGGTAAATGATTTGGGTATGTTGTTGCAATTGAAGTTAATGCAGTCCATTTGGTTGTTGCTATCTCTAAACGCTTTTCAAGTTCTGCTAGGCGCTTTCTGTCCACTTCATGATGTTGCCATGACCAAAGACCACCCTCTTCACCACATTCATTTTCAAAAACATTTTGAGCTGATTCCTTTGGTAGCTTTGGTGCTCTTGGTTTTGGATGCCAAAATTCATCACCATTTAAAGCATTTCTGTCTTTATCGAAATGTAGTAATGAAAAGTGACAGTCATTTAAGAATTTAAAACCTTCACCAGTTTTAATACTTTGATATACATGGCCTGCATCATCTGCATCGGCTAATGTTGGCAGCTGATCAACGGCGCGAATCCAACCGCCAAGATTAAATTTTGTTTGTTGGCTCATTGCCGTCCCCAAAAACTGAAATATAGTCATTAACCCATTGTTTTAATTTCGCTATAGAGGTGAAACCTTTATAAAGATCACGTTCAACACTTCTATCCATTTCCACCCATTCAGATTTGTTTGAGTCATAGCAACTGCTAGGGTTTTTAAAATACAAATTGCTTTTCCGTGACCACACCTCAGCATCAGTTGGTGCTTGTTCTAAAATGTGTTTTGCTCGAGCAAAACCATTGCCGACCGCTTTGAATCTAAAATTTGCTAATGCCTCGATTTGCTCAATCGAATAGATGACATGCCTAACTTCTTCGACGTTTACATATACACCCGCAACATTCACAACAGGACCTAAACCATGTTGGGGGCTTATCGCCTCATACCACTCAATTACACTTTTAACGTGTTCCATTGAGTTCTCTTTAATGAATTGAGCTGCAGGTATTTCTATTGGGGTAAAGATGGCCTTATATATATCTATCCACTCTGTAAGGCTCTCAATCTCCCCTTTACTAACCCCAGCAAATTCAGAACCATACGAAATCAAGTATTCACGGTGTGCTTGAGCTTGAGCCAAACCATTACCTTGTTTTGTTGCACGTGATTCAATTTTCTCAATTGCATAGAGTGCATGCTTAAGGTCCAAAATCTTAACCAAAGTCTCTAAGATGTTTTTATCACCGTAATTAATTGAACTGGTGGCCCAATCATTTAAAGATTCGGAAAAGAACCACCAATGATCATCTTCAAACTTGTAATAAAGTGGGTTGCCACCATTGTCGCCGTAGTATGTGGCGCCCTTCAGCGCCTCATTAACTACTGTATGCGCAGCATCTACCCCTTCAGCTTTTATAAAATCTGTAGCTTTCATTTATTTGGAGCCTTTACATGTGTATTGACTGATTGACATTGCGATTCGCTTAAATCAATAACGCATGTATAGCCAGCTGCAGTATTTTCCCCAGCTGAGCGGCCATTCTTTGAATAAAACTTTTTAAAACGTTTTACTAAAACATCCTCAGGGCAATTTGCTTCATAACGAAAACCGCAATCGCCACAATCGATCATAGAAAGAGCCATTTCACGGCTACTATCAATTGATAAACCATCATCTGAAGCGCAATTAGGGCACTTACCAAGAGGATTTTTATATTCCTTCTCTGGTGGGTAACAGTCTTGGTCTAAATACTCAGGACAAGCTTTGTGATGCGTTCGCGGGCTATCAGTACGCACGGCGGCACAAATACGGCAATAGTTATTAATTGGTTTGGCGTTTCCAAATACCAGCGATTTATTTTTTTCAATAAATCTATTAAATACTTCAGGGTGTACTGCTTCAGGAAAGTATTTTGTGATGTCTAATGGTCGCTTATTCCAATATCTATACATCACTGAATCTTTACGACGTATATACTTCCAATTGAAATGCCATAAGAACCAAATAGTATCTTTTAAAGATTTACTTACCCGAATACCGTTCACGTTGAAATAACCAGCTGCATCAAAGTGAACCTTGTAATCAATAATTCCTTCGATCGTTACTGTTTCGCCTCGCACCATCATCGCAAGGGGTTTACGTACTTCAGCTTGTTGAATAGCTACTGACATTAGTATTGCCCCGCATCAATTAAGCGCTTTGCGAGTGCTTCAGCTGTGTTTTTAATTGCCCGATCTACATGTGAATCAAGTTCAGGACGCTCACATTTAAAAGTGCCGTCTTCATCAAACCATTCCACTCGTCGCGCATACTGTTTAAGCCATTGGTAGCGGTCACTATCCTTGTGTACTTCTGATTCATCCACTAAAAATGAAACGCTTGTATTAAAGTGCTTAGCGAGTAATTTAAGGGTATTAAGCGTCGGATTATCTTCAGCACCAATTTCTAATCTATGTATCATTTCGTTGTTAAGAAATGTCTTTTCAGCTACTTCAGATATAGATTCACATTTTTTACGGCGCAATTCATACAAGTTATGGCCTAAGATGCCGCGGACAATAACGCTGATAACATTCAGCTTAATATATGGCTTACTGTGTAAACGCTTGTTATGCGGGTAACCATCATCTACGCCTATCCAATGACCGCAGCCGTACATACCTGCACTTTCCCAAATCATTGCGGGCCCGTCTTTTTGCTCAGTCTCAGCAAAATATTGATAATGATTGTTTTCAGGGAATAGTTCGACAAACAAATCATTGATATCACAGCACGGCGCAGACTCTAGCACTTCGGTCAAGTAGCACATTAGCTCTTGCTCTGATTCAAATACAGAAGCATCTAACCCCAATTTTTCGATAATATTTTTCATTTCTTTTTCGCCTTTTTTCTTTGTTTAGCCTTTTTACGAACTTCAATTGATGGTTGGGTAAGCTGCCATTTGTTTTGGGGACAATTAAAGTCCCGTGCCATTTCGTTAAAATTCATTTCTTAACCTGTTTGTATGCTTTAAAGCTGTTAGGTATTTCCTGATCTTCTTCAATAGCAATTTGATCGGCCCCTTTTGCTTTAAAACAGACAAAAGGAAATTCAAAAATAAGGAGGTAAATAGCCACCCACGATAATGCAAACAACATGATTGGCTTAAGTATTAACGGCGTATCGTTCAACATCTTATAGGCGTTATTTACTTGCTTAAGAACCCACTCAGAAATAGGGCGATTTATCACAATTTTAATAACTGGATAACAGCGGTTAGTATCGCTTAACGCTTGTTTTAACATTGCTGTTTGCACTTTGTGTTTTTCACCTGGTGCATTTACCGTTAAAAACCGCTCTTGTTGCATTTCATATAGAGCTCTGTGTGCCTCAGCTTGCCCACCAAATTCATTTACGATTGAAATTGATTTTAAAACTCTTCTTAGCTCGCAAACGGTAAAGCCTTCACAAGAACGAACCCATACGCCTTTAATGATGTTTAGAGGCATGTTGTCAGGCACATGATATTTTTCTAACGATTGATAAAGCTTTTCAGCTTCATAAACACCATAGATACGAACCAAATCAAAAACGTTCATAGATAGCCCCTTAATCGTAAGATGAAGGTGAGCTAGATGAATCACTTGAGCAGCTGCTATCACTTGCATAGCTCTCAGTCTGTCTCGAATATGAAGGGCTCTCTACGCTAGTATGCGTATTGCAATAATCACTTTGAATGACTGCAGTGCCATGAACCTCTGTAGGACCATTAACTTCAGCTTGATACAATGGTGCTAAAGTCATTTGGTTGAGAGTAGTTTGATTGTGGTCATCACTATTATTCAGGCTGGTTTTGCTGCCTGAATAACGCTGTTTATTTACTGCCAAACGTTCTTGTTTAGCGCGTTCAAAACTTGCTTCACGCTTCGCTTGTACATGCAAATCTGTATGGGCTGTAAAGGTGCTTAATAAGAAAAAGCGTTTCCCACATTCTTGACACTTATAAATCATTTTCTTCATTCCATATTCTTAATGCGTAATAAATGTCAGCCAGCTCAATGTGAAAGACTTTATTAATAGTTAGAAGGGTGTTTTCATTTAGGTCGGTATATGTTTCACGCCAACTATCTAACATGGCTTCGTATGAGTGAAATATCATGCCAATAGGCTCTATACGCTCACGTACACCAACTACTACGCCATCGCGTATTGTGTAAAAAGTATTGTAATAATCAGAGCTTTCCGCCCAATACGCTCGAACGACGACGGCAGCAAACTCAGGTGCCGTTTCTAGGATTTTTCTAGCACTGTCCACCCCACCCGCTTGTGACAGGATGGTTGCGGCGAATGCATAAGAGATAGACGGAACATTGATTAATGGCTGTTTAGACCCGTCTTTATGTTGACTAAACGTTTTAGTTTCTTCGTCGTACCAGTTGTCAATATCAGGGCTTTGGCTGCTATACAAAATAGAGCGAGCACGGTCTTCACCGAATTGCTGTATGAATGCTGGATAATCGTAATCCGTTGCAATATCAGTACCGCAAAACGGGCAATGAGAAATAATTGTTTTATCGTTGCCAGTGGTACCGACTGCAATCGTAAGGCGTTTTAAATCTAAAATTTGATTGCTGAACACTTGCTCATGAAAGCCAAACTTTTGATGAACGGCGGCATTCGAAAGTGATTCACACATTTCGAGCCAATTACCCGTATTTTTACAAGCCATATTCATGCTGCAGCTCCCTGCAATGCATAATTCAATTCGGCCAAGTTAATAAGATTGGGGTTACTACCACGCGGCATTTTGAGCCATTTAAAGTTTACGAAATGACGCCAGCCACAATCATAACGGACGTAATTTTTACCATTTAAATCGTAGTGGGTAGCTGTTTTTGCTCTCCCTTCTAAAATGCTTCTGGCTTCATTCAGATCACTAAAAAGTTCTAAAAGCTCATCTTCAACCAGCTTGATAGCCTCTTTGACATCTTCAAGCGTGAACTCGATACCATAGTAATTAAATGCTGAAGCGCCTTTAGTTAAACAATCACGTAGCTTCTCTATACCAAAGCGGAAACGAATATATCGAATATGATGCACATGCTTATGGCGATCATAGTTTTCAACTACATCACGTAAATCTTCTACACGGTAGACGTTACGACCGTGGTTTTTAGTGATTTCGTTAAATACTTGTACTTCAAAATTTGACATTTTAAAGTAAGTTGCAGGGTCAAGCTTTTCGATACATTTGAGGCAGTTTGCTGCGTTAACCAATCCACCTAATGCTTCAAGCAGAGCAAAGCCGGTCTTAAAATTTCTTTCCATTTTTAGCCCCTTAAAACGTTGTTTGTTGACCGATAGCACGGGTCAACATCATCAAACCGATTTGAAAGTTATCAGTTGAGAGAGCAATAAATTTTTCAGGATTGGCTTTACACAAACGCTCATACTCTTCAACGTCAAAAACTTGGTTATTTACCTCATTCATACAGTTGTAGCGTTGGTTAGCGACGTAAGCTGTCACCTTTTGAATTACCGTCTCTACTAAAGGACCAAGTGCCTTAACCTCATTCATTAAATCCACTTCTTCTTGATTTAATTCGCGGTACCCTTTGATTTTTTGATGTTGGTTTTGCATCTATTTCCCCTTAATAACCTTTAATATTTGTTGAAATTGAAAGTCGCCTCGTAAGCGCTTCGCTAAATACAAATGTTTTGCTAACTTAAAAATGCGTTGTGGTGTATTGACGTATGCAAGGTCAGTAAACGGCGGTAAGAAGCCATCAAAAACGCCGTGTATTTCTTCAAAAATGACATCTACCAAAAGCTCGTAAGCTGGTTTGCAGTCCGATTCAGAATCCCATTCACCCGTACGGAACCAAAACATAAGTACATCGGGACACTCGTCATAACCGAAATTTGACTTTTTAGCGGCCCCCAATTTGATAAGGACCTCTGCAGCACGTGCATTTATTTTTTTCGTGATTCTTGGTTTACGTGAAACCTTAACTTTTACAGCCATATCACCACCCATTAAGCAACGGTTGTTACGCCTCGAATGATGTGTAGAACAGTTTCATACGCCTCAGCTTGGCCTTTCCAAAACTCCGCACTGTTTTCTTCACAGTTCTGAGAACGTACGGCGACTGCCTCACGCTGCCCTTTAATCTGTTTCGTAATGTCTTGGATTTGATTAGCTTGGGTTGAATTACCTAAGGCTTCAGAAAGCTGTAATTCCAATGAAATCGCTTTTGCATTGACCAGCATGTAATTTGCATTAGTGAGGTCATTAACAAGCGTATTAATGCTTTTATAGCGTGATGCAACAAAACCGCGACCATCCTGATAATCAGCTTTGTAAATTCGCTCGCTGGTGTCATACACGATTGCAGTCGCTTGATGCTTATGAAAAGCGATGTATAAACTTTCATTTTGTACAGGCAATCTCTTCAAAACTGAATTGATTGCATCCGCCCCAATTAAAGAAATTAAATTTTTCTCAAGTGTCATATTCATATTCCGTATCTGAACGCGACAATTATATACAATATTGTATATATTTAAATACATTTTATACACTAATGTATAATTAAGTTATAAAAAAAGCCTCAATTGAGGCTAATTAATGCATTTTGTGTATTTAATTATGGCTTTTATATCCTATACCTCCCCCAATAACATGCGCTAAACCACGATCAGATACATTTTGTGTAATAGAGGCATCTTGTTTATTAACAACTACAGGCGTCTTTGTTCCTTGTTTAGAGCTCTCAACCTTCAAGTCTTTTATAGTTGGTACCTTTATTGGTTTAGGGCGATCTGAAGTAGTTTTTGTATTTACAGCGGTTACTGTCTTTGGCTTTATTGCGTAAGGTACCTGTACATCTGTTCTTACACTCGGCTTAACCGGAATAGCAGAATCATCGCCGTTTTGCTTTATCGATTTATCCAAGTTATTACGATAGTTATATTCTTTTGCTAAATGTGGCTTCCAGTCAAACGACTCTCCATTTCTTAATTTACTTTGGCCGTAAGCCCATTTCACATAACCTTTACCCAAAACCCTCGCAGCATCTTCTTTTGTTGCATTGGGGTTGTTCTTCATATACTCACTAACTTTTGCATATGAACTATCATTATCAAGTTCCCATTTCATAAATTGCGCTTGTGCATCAAGTGAGGCTTGGCCTTTTATCATTTTTCCATTTTTATCAAGTAATCCGCGCCTACTCATAAATGCATTTAAACGTTCACGGCGGTCACCCTGCCAAGAAATCATACCCATATTAGTGCCGCCCGCTTTATCCTGGTGTTTACCGAATAGATATTCATCACGATAGTCATTTTCACGGCCAACCGAAGCTGTCATTGCTGCGGCCCAATTGGAATTAAAACCAGCTTTTTTCATAGCGTTATATACAGCAAGTTGCTTCTCTGTTTTATTCTTTCCGATTGGTGAATTGACATCACTGCCTACAGCTCCGCCACTCATATCATAGAGGCCCTGCATTCCCTTATCGTAAATTGATTTACCCCATCCGCCTACCGTTTGCACTGGGTGGGTAACAAGGTTTGTTGCACCGCTTGCCAAAGTTTTTAGAGAATCAGTAAACAGCTTTGAAAAATCAATATCCTTTAATTCGTCAGTCCATTCACCTACCTTTTTACCAAAAATGCCGCCAAGGTATGCCCCAAAACCGCCGCCCAAAATGGTTCCAGCTGGCCCAAATAACGACCCTGCAGCTGCTCCCGCAATACCCCCTGCTATTTCTCCAACGCCCTTACCTTTATCGCCAGCGTTTAAGCCATTCCAATCTTTTGCCAGCATTCCCCCACCGATTAATGCAGCAATCAACGGAAAGCGCTTTAATACAGTTTTGCCCAGCTTAGCTATGTTTTTACCTTTCCCAAGGCCAATTAGATCGGTTACACCAAAGCCGCCTGCAGCTGCTCCTTTATTGCCGCGTACAGCATCAATTAAACGCCGTAATAAGTTATTACGCTCTCTATCGCTTTTGTCCTCACGGCGGTTTTCCTTGGCTTGTTCTTCAGACAAAACCTCATCATTTCGTTTTTTACGAGCACGGCCACTAAATAAATTTACCGCTTTGGCCGTCATATGTGAAAAGACTGAACCAACGGGGCTAACAATATCCTTGAGCTCAGTTAATGCATCAATCGTAGGGTCATAACCTCTAACGTCCCCATCTGCCCCTCTCACGTTAAGAGCATCTTTGATTTTAAAAAGTAGATTCTTGTCATCGGCACCAGCTGCTGAAACAAAACGACCGCTCTTATCCCGTTCACGTTGTTGCTGAGCTCGATACTCCGCGCTACTTGTTTTTATTGATTCTGAAGCGTCTCTTGCTTTCTTATATTGTGTTTTTGGCTCAACACTATCACTTACACGTATAGGCGCCTTATTATTTGGCAAAGTTCGGTTAGCCTGTTTTTGGGCTGTTTTAGTGCCTTCTTGATAAGCCTCTTTTACTTCTTTAACTGCCTCAGTAATGTCCTTACGTTCGCTATCAATAGCCTCTTTGACACCGCCTAGTACAGCCTGAAGGATTTCATAAGTATTGTCTTTGGTTTGATCAATACTTTCTGCCATTTGTCTTAACCGCTTTTCACCGATTAAAAAACCTGTCTCATCCGCTTTAATTGTCATGTGTGACTAAACCATAAGATATTTTCTACATTATCGTTTTAGTCTTAAGGTGTCTTTTTTGATATTTCCCATAAAAAAAACCCCATAAAGACTAAACTTTATGGGGATATGACTAAACAAATAAGAGTGGGGCTTTCGCCCCGGATTTAAGCAACGACCAATTGCTTACCCTTATATTACAATAGTTTGCATTTTGTTCAATTGTTCTTTTGAACATATGAACATATTTTTAACAATTATTACTCTTCATCATCCTCATCCATCTCACTAACATCGTTATTAAGGCCCATGGCTTCCATCTGCTTATGAACTTCGTCAGTAACTTCTTTTTCAAGCTTACCTGATTCGATATACATACGCCGTGATTTGACCATTTCTGTTTGCTCCATGAGTCTTTGCTTTTGAGCCTCATACTCAGCGTCATCGTTAAGGTCTTGCATACGGTTGCCAGTTTCAGGCTCTTTAGTATCCTCAGGGGTAATTCCATATAAAGCAAAATCAGCCTTTAAAAGCTTGTCATATCCTGAAATGGCATTAACCAAGGTTTCAGTAAAACTCATATTGAAGTTATAAGCTGCTTCAACGTTATTACGATCTACTTCTTTAGCAATAAGCTTGAATTGAATGTTTGTCATTAACTCCTTTGACATGACAATTTGGTCAAGCGTATGTGCAAGCAATAGGTGAATACGATCAGTTGCATTACGGCCCCGCTTAACGACTTCAGCCGTGGTTTTTTTCTTATGCAGGCTTGTAGACAGTAACCTTTTGACTCCACCTATTGAAGTATTTACGATTGCCTCTCTTTTACGTAAATATTCTTGATCAGAGTTGTATTCATCAAGCTCTGAGCCCTGTTCATAATCATTAGCGTCATCATCTGAATTTTTTGAATCATCCCCAATTAGTAGTAAATGCCCTTTGGTTCGCTGGACGATCTTTGTTAGCTTCGCCGTAGATAGCTTGGCTAGACCATCAGCCCTCACCCAATCCTCACGCTTGGCTCGGGCGATGACTGTGGGGCGTGATGGTAGATCAAATATTTGTGTTTCGTTTCGGACAATCTCAAGCAAACGATCTATGCTTGAGCTGCCGTCTGCCTCATATACCGCTTTAATACATGACCAAACTTCATCAGAATATCGGGCTGTATTGCTTTTCTTCGCTTCAGTTTTCGACATGTAGAACTAATCATTATTAAGTTTAGATTTCATCTGATAATAAAGCCGGTTCAGGCTTTTGAACTGGGTCTTTATGAATATTTAAATTAATTTTCTCAAACCCCTCTATTTGCTCAATCATGTTTAACTCAAGAGCTCTTTGATATTTAGCAGTCATAGTCTCAAAAGCCCTCACGTGGTTCTCAAGATCATTACTCATTAGAAGAAGCTCAGGATATAACGCACTAAAGGCCATATCATGCTTATGTTTATTGATCTCTTTTACTAGATTTTTAGCTGCTACATGGAGCATAGCGCCTTGAAATTTAGGCAGCCTTTCCATTGTCTTTGTTAACACCATGCTGATTTGATCGGCAGCTTCTAGGGCTGTACAGCGCATTGTATCGAGTATCAAACCGTTATGTGATGCAGCTAGATCGGGTTCAATTTCATTACTAATACCAAATAGAAAATCGATACTGCATTTGTATGCTAGACTTATTTTATAAAGGGTTTGAGCTGAAATTGGCTTTGAGCCTTTTTCAATTTCTACAATTCGATTGAGCTGCTTTTCATTCGAATAACCGAAAATAAGCTTCATCGCTTTAGCCCTTGAGAAACCCGCCCAATCACGCGCACGACGACAATTCTCACCAATCATTCTATTCAGTTTGTCTTTATCGACCGAATCTCTAAAAGTTGTAATTTCTGACATGATTAGATACCTAAATACGATTTGATTTGAGCCATTGCATCAGCCACATTTCTGACAAAAACGACTTTATTACCCAGCGATTGAAGTAATTTTATTTGAACTTCCTGTTCTGGCCGTAAGCGACCCTTTTCGCTTTTTAATTCAATCCACAACGCACTAAATCCCCCACGTGCAACGGGTAGTAATAAATCTGGCGTACCAGCAATAACACCCATTTCTTTAAACTTAGCTGCCTCACCCTTTGAACGTAGCCCGCCGTTCGGAATGTGACGTATTAATTCTGAAACCCTGTACCCTTGGTATTTCAAAAAGGCGCATTCAGTGATGATTTGTTTTTGAATATCATCCTCTAAAGGAGATAAACCCATAATTCTGCGTTCTAACGCGGTACGGCGCGTCTTCTTCGTCTTAGAAGTTTTTAGAACAGGAATGTTTGTTTTAAATTTTGGTGATGATTTAATGCGGTAAGTCATTGAACTTAGCCTTTAATTGTTGTTCACAACGTAGAAATGCCTGCTTATTTATTTCCTCTATCGCTTTAACTTGTTTCCGGCTTCTTCCATGACGGATATGGCCGACTAAGTAATAAATACACACAGTAAATAACATCCCCAATACAAAAATCGTAAGAATTAACGCCGAATTATGCATAAAAACTTAACCTATATACATTAATGTATAAATATACTAAATAATTATACATTAATGTATCTATAATAATACAGAGCTGTATATAGTTTTAACCAAAAAAAAAGCTACTCGTTTGAGTAGCCTTTTTCTGAAACTGTTACAGCCGCTTCACACTGTGCCCGATCTATCTGGATTGAATAGAAACAAGCCTCCCCGCCTGAGAACCCAATAATATACACATACGTATCAAAGTCAATACATAATACGTATTATTTTTACTTAAAGCGCATCGCTTCTAAAATGGCCGCGGGTACAGATTTATCTGTTTCCCTCATATCAGGTTCATTTAATACCAGGTGCAAACCTTTAATCGTCGATCTGAGTGTAATGTTTTCAACCTGCAGCGTATTCCTTTCCTCTGTCATCTTTTCCAGCTGTTTACGTAGCCGTTTAATCTCCTGATCTTTTTCATTACGATATTCGGCTACTGCTCTTTTATACCCTTTTGCTGAAGCAGTTCGCACCTGTGGGTGCCAATCTAAATCATTTGTGGACCAAGCATAATTAGAAAATAATTTGTAAAGACCATCTTCATGATGCTTGCTGAAATAAAGCACCTCAAAAAAGAGGAAACTAAAACTCCAAAAGGTTGGCTTATTCAAAAGATTAAATTCATGCTTTTTACGTAAATGTATGCCTTTAAGACCAAAAATAACTAAAAACATGGCTTAATCTCGATCTATACAACGCCAGCCATTCATTTGGACTGCTGAATAAGGTACGCAGTCATTAAATGCATAGTATTCATACTTAGGCTTGTTTTGATGACTCGATTTTCGTGAACTATATAAAGGTTTTTTTACTGTAACCTTGTTATTTACAGGCTTTGGGGGGACTTTCGTTATCGACCTGAAAGACGTGCTTTTGAAACTCGAGGCAGTTTGAGTACGACTTAGGCTATTAGCAGCTACGGGACGGCTGACAGGTGATGACCGACTAGCACTAAATGACGCACGTGATGAACTAACGGCGCTATTTGCTGCTGTTGAGATAACGGCCAAAGGCATAGAAAAGGCTACAAGTAGACAAAGGCGTGAAACTCTTAACATAAAAAAATCCCTATCAAAGAAAGCCATAAAAATGAACAAATGTTCAAATAAACATTTGTTCATATGGATTGAAGGGAAATATAAATAAATCGTTTTATTTGGCTTTGGTGTTATTCCACTGCATTCGGATCATTAACTTGTTTTAACAAAGTGCGTATTTCTCGTCTTAGGAAATCAATAGCCCAAACCATTGGCTCATTTTTCCGTTTAATTGCCTCTTGATACTGCATATCCATTTGTACCAAATGACTCTCAAAGGTTGTTATAAACAAGGTTTGATTGCATTTAAGTCTTGAAATCTCCTCTTCAAGTTTATCAATTTTCAATAAAGCTTTTTCTGGTTCAAGTTGAAGGTTAGTAAAGCAAACACCGTCATGGATACATCCCTTACGCTCAATACATACCCATGGCGCACCTGATTGACATTTAACGAGAGCATTTCCCCATATATTTTCGTCATTACTACTCAAATCCTCTTCACACGGTAGTCGCTTCATTGCCCTCAACCCCTGTTAAACTCAAGCTTTCAAGTGTTTCTAAGATACCTGCAGTGAAAGACGGCGCTCGGTCGGCTTCAGGAATTTGATATTTACGTTCATATCTACGTATTACCCTGTCTTGCTCTTTATTGAGCCTTTCAAGTTCAGTGACTTGGTTTGTAAGCTTCGGAAATGCACGCTGCATATAAAGTATTTGTTCAGGGTCTTGTAAACGCGCAAGAGCCATACACATCAAATTAAACTCGTTTTGAAAATTCCGCTCATTAAACGCAAACGCTTTAAAGCTATTCATAACATCCGTATGACTGCGCCACATTCGCGGCTTATTGTCGTAAGTTGTTCCGCATGGCGTTTTAGGTACGGCCATAGCGCCAGCCATAACCTTACAGCGTCCACCAGCTGAAACATAAATCAGGCCCCATTTTTCTGGCAGCTCTTCAACTTTAATTAATCCTTTAGGGCATATGTAGTAACGCCATTTACCTATACCCGTTTCGGGTTTACCTCGATGAGGCTTTTTCCGATCTGCTAAGAAATCAGAACGGCTCACTTTTGCCTCTAAAACAACGCTACCAACATCATGACCACGTTCATAAACCTTGCCGTCAAACTCATATGGTTCGACTGTACCGTGACGAATACCAAAGACATCAGGGTTTTCGCCGTAACATGCTGCTTCAATAATTGTAAAGTGGCATCCATGGCCGTTTGCTGATTCTGGACGCTTAAGAAACTTAGCGCCTATTTCACATAGCTCTCTATGATTCATCGTAAAAACCTTCTGGAACCTTCCAAAAACAACCCTCGCCACCAGTGAAAATTTTGCCTTCAGAATCTTTTGCACTTATGGCCGTCACAAAACGGCCAACTTTCACTGCAGCTATTCTCAGCTCTCCTTTTGGGTTCCATTTATCATGAGAAGGCTTAACCAAATCACCAACGGACCACCCAAAAGAAGCGCTCTCTTTAATTTCGATATCCATGAATAAAGTTATTTACCGCGCTTTTGCCTGAACTCAGACTCCGTAATTTCTTTTAAATAGGGAGAAATTACCTTTGCCTTCCCTAAAACTTCTACTAAAACGCTATCCGCAAAAGTTGACATATGGCTAATACCCTCAAAAAAAGACGTGCGAACACAAAGTTCGTCTATTACAGCTGCCGTGGTGAATACTTGGTTAAATTGGAGGGTAAGTTTTTGGGCTACTTCAGTACAAAACTTTGTATTAGCCTTAGATGGCACATAGATAGTTGCGTCTTCAATTTCATCTGTGGGCCCTATATATTTAGTTGGTTCAACTGACTCCCAAAGTGTTAGATCAACTTTTTGTTTTTCCTTATCACCTATATAAAAGCCACTACAAACAAATTCTCCAATATTAAATTTAATATCAGGTGGATAATAAGCCTCAATAAATCCATATTCTTTAGCTATGGCCGTGAACTTGTTACGGTGCTCATCCCGTTCATTCATTAATTTATTAAGTTGAGCAACTAAAGCCGGCTCTTCAATAATGTAGAATTTTTCCATGTTTTAACCTAAATCAATAATTGTTAATTTGCCTGTATGAAATGCTCCTGTATCAATAAAGACACAGTTGTCACGGCGGAATGCGTTAAAAACCATAGTGTGACCTAGAAACACATAATCAATATTTTTCACTTCCTCATAACCCGGATTATGACGATCTACACGTCTACGCCCCCAAAGAGCCTCTTTTTGAGCCGATCTGATTGAAGTGGTGTCTTCTTGGCTCAATCTGGCTTTGAATTGCTCCCAATCATTCTCTTCAATATTGCCGTGTACAAAACCGTACTTTTTGCCCTTATGATGAACCTCTAATACAGTCGGCATGTTACGAAAGGCTGCTAAAAACATATGTAGGTCAAATTCTGGTAGCTCATAGAACCAATGGCCCCCATTTTGAAGGTGACATTTCTTCATAACTGGGTCGCTCATGGCTTCAATACACAAAAGCTCATGATTGCCTAGCACAGCTTTAAACCAGTCTTCCCAAAGTAATTCGGCACATTCTTTACTTTGTGGTCCCCGATCAACTAAATCCCCAACGGAAATTAAAAGGTCATTATCAAAATCAAACCCTATTTCCTTTAGCCGGTTCATCAGTAAGTTATAACAACCGTGTAAATCACCAACGGCGAATAACTTACCTTTACGCTTATTATTTAGAACTTGAATCACTTGCGCTCTCCGGTTCTTTTACCTGATCTTTCATTTGCTGAAAGTGGTCTTTATTTTGAGTGCGCCATTCTTTCCAAGTTTCATCGGTTTCAATGTGCTTAATCCATCGCGGATGCTCTTTTTTCTCTACTTTAGAATGTCTGCAGCGAATAATGCCGTCATCCCCTTGAGCTTCCCCGTCACGATCAAGTCTGAGCTCTTCTAGCTCGTCATCATCCATATCTTCTAATTCATCTTCATAGATATAGTTTTCACGATGTTCAGAACAAAAAAAGCCACCACAATGCTCTGTATGTTCAGGGTCTTCACAACACGCAGCCCCCATACCTCTATCAATTTCAGTAAAACAACCAGGATGATCGCAGTAAGCTGGTACACCGTACCCTTGCCAACGGCCATTACGCTCATAAATTGAATAACCCATATTATTTAATCCCCGTTTCAACGTTACACATCCATTTGCGGATACGCTTAAACCAAGCCAAGCTGAAGAGCATGACTATATAAAAAATGTCTTTAAAATCGCCGTGCTTATTCCACAGCTGATCGTAGTAACTTGCTATTTCGAGCGCCGTTAAAACCATCACGACATCGAGAAAAATAATTTTTTTGTTTAAAACTAAATCTTTGTTTTCATATAGCCATTTGCAGATAAGGACCGATAATCCAGAAGTGACTATGGTTAACAAAGTCACAAAAAGACCTTTAATTGTTATTAGGAACATAACCGCTCCTGAATAACCTGCCCCATGGCTTGAGAGAGCTCAAAACCTTCTTTTTGATATACGAAGTGTGGGAACCTTTCGACCTCTTTAAAATCAATATGATTCATTGCATTTGAAGCTTGTTCATACAACTCATCAATCAACTGAGGATTAGTAAGTTTTACGCGCCACCCAGCACCTTTTTGCGGCTGGCTTAACTGTATGACTCCTTCAGCCTGTAATCTGACTGCAAGCATTAATCTCTGTCTCGAGTCAAAAGAACCCACTGAAGAAAGACTTGCCCATATGTAACTTAAATCAGGTCTTTTACGTTCAACATGCTTGTCTAGCTCAACAAACATAATGACCTGTTGAGCCAAGACTCTAAAAAGACATTCTTTAAAAAGTTCCTTATTTTTATTTTTCACCCGTCCACCCCAACACCAAGACCTAAACTTAATTTTTTTTCTTTAAACCTGCGTTCATCAGCAAAGCTTTTAAAGGTTGAAATGCAAGTCAATACACAGTGATTTGACTTCACTACAAAAGTTTTACCCTCACCAACTGACTTTAGAAAATTCTCTAACTCACCATTGAAACCCAACCATTTCTTTTTAAAGGGTCCATCCTGAACATAAATATCAGCCTCTTCATCCCCTAAGAATTGCCAGAACTCCATTCGATCAGGTGTTGCTATTTCAAGCTCACATTCCACTATTTCACCAGTAGTTTCTTCAACGGCGCGTACACGGCTTACAATGTGAAAACTTTGTTCCGATTGGATTGTTCTAGTCTTTAGTGCAATTGCTAAATCGCCTTTATGGGCACTCGTCCATACCGTTGTTGGCGTATGTGTACTTTGTTGAGGGTCCACCCCTCCAAGCAAATGATGCAGCTCGATAATTCTGCGTGCATCTTCAACTTCCCAATGCATCTGAAACTTATGAGTTTTCAAGCGCATTAATTTCATTGGGTTATATTTCTTACGCGGTTTAGCCATTTCAATTACTCACATAAACCGTAACTTGAAGAACAAAGCGTAATCTTCATCATGCAACCACCGAATATTTTTGCTCATGTTTAAAGTTTGCTTCCACAAGTGCTCGCGCTACCTGAGGGCAAACCGAATTACCACACATTCTCGTTTGTTCTTTCTTATTCAATTTGACGGTATTCCCATACTCATCAATGCCATGAGTAAAGATGTAATTATCTGGAAAACCCTGAGCTTTAAATAACTCATGAGGCTGAAGCATTCGAAAACCGATATCTTCAATTGCATAGGTTTGACCCTTAATCGTTACTAGACCGAACCGTTCTTTTGTGGGAATGGTACGTATAGGCTGATCAACGGGGTTACCGTCGCGTTCATTTCCGTAGTAGGCAGTTAAAAAAGCTCTAACTTCAGCAAAATGACCGCCTGAAGCTGTAATTGTGTGAATAGGTGTATCTACAGGCTGACCAACATTGTTATTTCTTAGCTTTACTAAATTGCTGGTTACAAGGCTGTGATGATCTTGGCTGGTAATTGTGTGAATAGGCTCTTTTACAGTGCTGCCAACCACCCCTGTATAGTTCTTTGCCAAAAACGCTGACACAAGCGCATGATGACCACCTTTTGTCGCTGCACAAATCGTACGTATAGGCTCATTGGCAGGCATACAGCGGGGACTTGATGCATTTGCACATTCTGTTAATACAGGCGCAATAAATGGCTTTTTGTTTTGATTAACTATGAAAGGCTTTTGAGCATTGATGACATAACGCATGATTCCAGCTGCTATACGTTTTAGGGTAGCTGGCTGAAGTTGTTTTTTTCGTTCAAAAATACTCGGGCAGTTCAGTGACCAGTCTATACATTCACTTACTGGCACCCACTCCCGTACTTTTTTCCCTTTTTTGATTTTTTCAGGCTCTTCATGGCTTAGTTCAGGCCAAACAATCGGTAAACCATCACGGCGAGCAATAAGAAATAAACGTTTACGTAACGTAGGGGCGCCGTAATAACTTGCACGTAAAAAACGCCATTCAACTTTATAGCCTTGATGACCTAAAGCGTTTATAAAACTTCGAAATGTTTCACCCTTAAATTTTGGGTCGGGTTTACCATCTGGCCCCAATCTCCCCCATGTTGTAAATTCTTCTACATTTTCCAACATGATGACACGCGGACGAGTTAGATCAGCCCAACGTAGTGCGATCCATGCTAAGCCACGTATTTTTTTATCAACTGGTTTTGAGCCTTTTGCTTTAGAAAAATGCTTGCAGTCAGGTGAAAGCCATACTAACCCTACGGGCTGGTTCTTTGTTATTACATCTGGCCGTACATCCCATACGCTTTCACAATAATGCTTTGTATGCGGATGGTTTATGCGGTGCATTGCTAACGCTTTTGGGTCGTGATTAATAGCGATGTCTACGGGACGGCCAAAAGCTTGCTCTAGGCCAGTGCTGGTACCGCCGCCCCCAGCAAAGTTATCAATAATTAACTCATGAGGAAAAAGGGCTAAAGCACTCATTTCGAAGCTGCCTTTTCATCAGTGAATAAAACAGCGGTGCTTGGGTTGTTTATTAATAAATTAAGCTGTTTTGCTTTCCATAGTTCAGCATATTTTTTAAAACCCTTTTCAGTCTGGCCCATACCAGCTTTACGCAATAAAATCGCACCTTCATGCGGTAAATTTTTTAATAAAGCGGCATTACTTACTTTTGAAAGTTCGATATAACGGCGATTATTAATCATATAAATTCTTACCCCTACACCTGTTAAGTCATTAAATTGCATCATTTAAATTTTATGAACATTTGTTCATTTGAACATTTGTTCATTTACTCCATAGTCATATACTTTTTTAATACCCCCTCTGCTATTAATTAACAGAGAGGGCCCATTAATCTTTTAGAGTTCGCCTTTTAGGTATTTATCAATTCTGCTACCAATCCATTTCATGACTGGTACCGCCATCGAATTTCCTAAAGCAGCATATCGTTTAGTATCAGGACATTTATCAACACTTTTACCTCTATACGGTATACGTGTGTAGTTGTCTGGAAACCCCTGTAAACGCTCGCACTCTAAAGGAGTTAAACGCCGTACAACCCCATCACAAATAAAGTTCTGGTTATGCATCCCTTGTTTTGAAGTTAAAGCACCAGCTAGAAAACCATCGCCGCCAACCGCTCTAACTTCATCACGACTATTTTGCTGATAGTTCAGCGCTCCATTAACGTTTGAGATAGGCTTACAACCAGTAGAAGCCCTCAAAGTTGGCGCTCGTTGCAGTGCAACATCATCGGCTGCATTATCGTTAGCACAAAAAATTAAGTCCGCATCAAATAGAATTTTTCCATCCTCTACAGATTGATTGCCTAAACCCTTTTCATCAGATTTGCATAGAGTCCCTATGGGGTCTTTATGGCTGATCCAGCTCCTAGTTCGATTTGCATTCTTAGTGCCATTTCGAAGGGCTCGGGCAATCTCTTTTTTCGTGCTTCGGATCGGCGCAGAATCCCTACGCATGCCACCGAACTCAAATAATATTTTTTCAGGACTGAACCCGTTTCGAGCACTTCCGATAACGAACACACGACGGCGTCGTTGTGGAACTCCGAAAAATTCGGCGTTAAGTATCCGCCATGCCGCTGCTCTTTCTGGTCCAAACAGAAAACCTGCGTTCTTCCACCGAGTCCCTGCCGGTTCGAGCTCACAATTTTCTCCGGCAAGTGCTCCCAAAAAACATCCGTATGCATTGTCTTTTGTTGACAAGACACCAGGGACGTTTTCCCAAATAATGATAACTGGCTCTTTTCCATTCTTTATTCTCACTTCATCAATAACATTGGCGAGTTCAATGAAAGCTAAAGTCAATTGACCGCGATCATCATTAAGAGAGTTACGCAAACCTGCTACGCTGAAAGCTTGGCACGGTGTACCACCAATCAAAATATCAGGTGCTTCTATTTCTCCTCTTCTAATCCTTTCGGCAATTTTTGTCATATCGCCAAGATTAGGAACTCTTGGGTAATAGTGCTCTAAAACAGCACTAGGGAAACTTTCAATTTCCGCAAACCAAATTGGTTGCCACCCAAGCTCATGCCATGCCACTGTTGGAGCTTCAATTCCAGAACAAACAGAGCCATACGTTAAAGCCATCATTTTCCGCCTTCAGTAAAATTTGGAAAAAGATCGTGCTCTATATAGGAACATACAAAAAACCATTATTCCTATACGTGAAATACACATAACGCATCATTTTATGCATTTAAGTATAATTATGTATTAGTATTTATGCAATAACGTATAAATAATTATTTAAGTTATTAAAAAACCCCGCATAAGCGGGGTGTAAATACAAAATATGTATTAAAGTTCTAATGAATCGACTGATTCTGCAACATCTTCTTCGGTACCATCTCTTTCATCTTCTTGTTTTTGTAAATTCAGTAAACCATTTTTTAACTGACACCATACGTAATAATCAAAATCAATAAGTTTCACATCATTCAATAGGCTTGGTTTGCTCTTTAACAATGTCGCAAGGATATCTTTAGCTAGCTTACGGTTACTCACTTCATCATCTGTTACCGAGCCAGAATAAAACTCGCTGTAATCATTTAAGAATTGAGGACACGATACAAGGAAACCTATTTGTTTCTGAGTAAAGCTATCAATGCGATTTATATATTTAATTCGATCAGGATGTTTGAAGTGTGAACCATCATCACTGTAAGGCACTGCAGCTTTAAGTAGCTTAGTTTTAAAGGCAAGTAATTTTGCTTCTATCTTCTTCATCCGATCTGAAGCTTTATATTCATAATTAAAACGTAGCCCAACGATACTACGGCCACTCTTAAGATTTTCGACCTTAGTGATATTGATATTCGAAAGGTCATTAATTTCTTTAATTGAAGGATTGATAATCCGCCGTTTTAAATTATCAATATCGTCATATGACGGCTTATCCTCTAAATCGAGTGAAAATTTTAAATCTTCAAGTGATATTTCTAATGTATTTGATTTCCACTTATTTTCTATCAGCATTCTATACAAACGCATTGAATAGAATCCATCGAGCTGTGTCACTTGTTTAAGCTCATGAGCAAAATAACCTAATATTTTTTCATCATCTGCGGTATCAACAATTACACGATAGAAGTATTCATAAAATTCAGGAGCAAAACGTATATCAATACTTTTATGCTTAGCAATGTATTTACAATACGTAATCATTGGAACTTTAGCTGGTTCAGGTGAATCAGGTTCTTTTACTTTCATTACTAACGGCTGAAATTTCGTATAAATACGATGAAGTGCTTTATCTGCAGTCTTCTCGATCTGTTGTAATTCTTTTTCATCGAGTTCAGTTCCTTCACCTTGCAAAACTTTCTTATGTGTAAGTTCAGCGTAATTACGCGCTGATATACGTATCTTTGCAAGCGGGTCAATATTTCCTTGATTCTCTAATTCCATTTTGCGAATTACGATCATAGCTGCAAACATGAGTTTTTCTTGGTTAGGGTCATTGCTATAACTTGCATAAGCCATAGTATTACGCGTAACAACCAAAGAATCTTTTTTTACTCGTTTAGCTATAATCACTTCTTCTTTTTGTTCGGTCATGAACATATTCCCCCAAAAATCCTACTAATTTTCATTTTGTACGTTTATAGCATCTTTTCCGTATTAACACTTAATACTTTTTTGTATCTTTAACCGCAAAAATCGGGAAATTTAGAGACAAGTTGTACGGTTTTATGATTTGAAGCCCTCCCCTCTTCTGTTATTAAGACATGTTGTACGGTTTTAATGGTTTTATCCGCTAAATAAGTTATAAAAAAATGTGCTTTGCCATTAACTTAATCAAAAAAAAGCCTACTTTTATCGGATAAAGACAACTTGTACGGAATTAAAAACGGCGAGACATGTTGTACGGAAAAGCTATTTAGACCACTTTTAAGACAAAAATTAAGCTAATACCGTGAAATTAATCATAATTATATGAATTGTGGATAACTATGTTAATAAAAATAGACGTATTGTACGGAGTTAAGACAAGTTGTACGGAATAAGAGACAAGTTGTACGGTTTCAAATACATGTTGTCGGGTTTAAATGACGTGTTGTCGGGTTTAAATGACACCTCGTACGGAGTTTGAGACATCTTGTACGGGCGTTAAGACATGTTGTACGGTAGATAAGACAAGTTGTACGGAGTTTGTGCTATAACACAATGATTTATAAGAATTTATTCAACCTCCTAAAACCCTTCTAAAACTACCTAAAACCCTATCAAAACCTATCTAAAACATTTCTAAAACTTAGTTAAAACATTAATAAAACCCTCACTATTTTTTTTAAATTCATTTTTAAATTTGTTTCTTTAAAAAAAGTATACCTCGATGGGTATACTTTGAATTAGAAAACCATAAAAAGAAAATTATATCTATTTCCTTATACTTACAGTCCCCTTTGCACCAGGATAAAGTTTGATGAGCGAAAGAATAGCTTCGCTGGCATCACAAGCGGTTATATCGCCAGTCTTTGTTATATAAGTACCATCTTTGAAATACTTCAGATAAAAGCTATATATCTTCTTAGCCTCAATTTCATGAAAATACCCCATTTCTCTCAATTCCCCTTAACGCTTTTTTGACTATCTAAAGTCTGTTCAATAACCAACTTATTTCTTTGACGTAAATCGTAAGCATAATATGAATTTTTTCGTTTACAAACTTTGCATCGGCAACCAACAGCATAACCTGTGCGGCCATGATTAACGTTACTTGGTAACACGCCACTTTCTTTAAAAGATGTTTTGGCATCTTGAAAGTATTTTTGATTGTTTTTAATAATTATAGGTTTCATCACCGTTTCATAAAAATTAAGACATTCGTCACAACGACACTTATATGTCGTATATGCGTTTCTAGTACCGTGTTTAGACTGATCACTAACAAATTCACCCGTTAACTTAAAATGTGTCCGTAATCGTTCTACCGCTTTTCTATGGTTAAGTTTATTTCTTAATTTGCTCATATATAACTCTTAATTGTTCAAATGTTCATTTAAACATATGTTCAAATGAACATTTGAGATTAAACAAAATCTGCTTTTAAAGGTGTAATCCCTTTTTCTAACAATAAGTTAAGGGATGTTTCATTCACTGGGGTTTTGGTATAGATCACTTCAGATAAACCATATCTTAATAAGCCGTTTAAACAATATTGACAAGGGATGTCATCAACAAGCGTACCAACTTCACCAATCTCGGCTGCAGCATTACCACTACTCAAATTTAAGCGTGCCATTGCAGCGGAATGTACGTAAGGAGTCGGATTATCACGCTCACATAAATGACTTTTGAGCATTCCGTCATGACGCGAATCAAAACCTAAAGAAATAATTCGATATTTCGAGCCTAGCTTTTGATACACCAGACACGCACCCATAAGACCATAATTTGCATGGGAACGTACCCGTCTGAGTACAGACTCAAGCTCGTTTAATGAAAAATATTTATTTCTAATTTGGCTTTCTAATTCATCTTTAATCAAAATGTGTTTATGAAAGCCTGCATTAACTTCTTGCTCAACATAAATCATACCCGACTTAAGATTTTTAACACCGTATCTCAAGACCACATAACGCGAATCACCTTTAGCGTTACGCATCTTTCTTAATGAAACAGTAGATGTCTTTAAATATGCTGCTAGGGCTTTCTGACGTCCGCTACCTCGCTGCATCCAGCTTTTAAGACGTTTATGAACACGCACCGCTTGTTTTTCTTCGACCTCAATTAATTCCATTGTCTTTCTAATTTCAGACATGAGCGTGTTATCCACTTTATAAGTGAATATCATGGAGTGAAGGGTTTGACGCTTAATACCCAGCATTCTAGCAAGCTGGGATAAACGGCCACGGCGCCGACAAAGCCATTTATTTAGATTTTTATATTCATTAAGTAAGTTCATGCAGTTAGTCCCGTAAATAAATCTGGTTGCTTTTCAGCTTGAGGGTTAATCCATAAAATTTCTTGCCTGCCCACTGAGCCATTTTGCCCCGAAGCTGCAACGGTTTTATTTACTTTCTTCCATCCCAATCGATCATATAAATCATTGTCATAGCCACATAAGATCACTTTACCCTGAACATGCTGAAGTAACTTAATAAGTTCTTCATGTTGTTCATTAGTCATTTCATGCGTATAAGCATCACCTCCCAATTTACGACAATCATGTAAATAAGGCGGGTCTAAAAAAAATAGTGTGCTGGGACGATCATGTTCACGAATAACTTGTAAAGCGTCCCTTTTCTCAACCATGACTTTTTTGAAGCGTTCTGCAGCTTGCTCAATTAAGTCACCTTGCCGATTCCAAATCGTTATAAGATCGGTGCAACCTCGTGCTGTATCTGATCTAAAACCTGTACTACTTTTCGTTGAGCCTGTGCTTCCGAACCCCATTTGTGCTTTAACGATTAAACGGCGTGCTCGTTCAATTTCATCGCTAGAAAATTCTTTTGCTGCAATAAATTCACTTCTTGAATAAGGCGTATGATCAATAACATGTTTCAAAATTTGAGATTTTTTCGGGCAACGTAATACCTTAAAAAAATTTACTATTTCATCATCAATATCGTTATAAACTTCTACCCGGCTAGGCGTCTTTTCTAGTAAGACTGAAGCCGCACCACCAAATGGCTCAACATAAGTTTCATGGTGTGGGAAAAACGAAATAATCCAGCTTGCAAGACGAAATTTACCGCCATGATAGCGAAGTAATGGATGTTGCATTACATTCCCCTTATATGACTTCGATAGTGCTGGTTTGGCGATAACTACCCCAATCGCAATTAACAACAAGAATGCGGCCACTTTCGAGAAAACGGTCAGCCGATCGGCTTCCTATTAATTTTTCGAGCTCGGTATGAGCAATGTTTGATGTAATTAACGTCGGTAGTCGTTGCTTGTACCGAGCGTCGAGTATTGTTGTATAGGCTTCAAATAAATATGAACTTGACGCTAGGCTGCCCACGTCATCAATGCATAGGACAGGAACTCTGGAAAGATAACTGTAAATTTCTTTCGTAGTAGTTCTGCAGTCCTTTTTCCAAGTTTCCTGAATATCATTAATTAGCTGTGCTTCGGTGATGAATACACAACGTAATTTATTTTCATAATAAATATCGTTCACATGCTTTGTTTTGCACTTCACTGACCGCTTGATGATGTTTTGCAGAAATATACTAGCCATGGCTGTCTTGCCTGCGCCCATATCTCCTGACAGAAGTATATTTCTGCTATCCACTGCCGTACCTTTGGCAATAATCGCTTGAAGTTCTTTAATCAGAGCACTGATAATTAATTTTTGTCTTGGGCTCTTAGTCACATCAAGAGCTTCAAAAGTTTGATGAATACTATTTTTGGGTATTTTAGCCTTTTTATATTCATCAAAGATTCTTTGATTTGTTGCATCCGTTAAAGCTTCATAATTCCCTGCAGAATTACACTCGTAACAAGTACCTTCAACAGATTTAGCAATCATTTGAGGTACTTGGATTTGATTAAATCCATGAACCTCACAGCCTACGCGGACAGATTGTACGGAAATGTGGTTTTGTATCTCCATTCCTTCTAAACGGTTTTCACGCTCTTTCAATTCTTTATCGCAAAAAGGGCAATTTGAATCACCACTGTTTTTGAACTTTCGGTAGATACCGTGCGAAGAACAGGTAAATTCATTGTATAAGTCAGCCATTGCACCCATTTCCTAAAAACCTTCAAAGTTGAATAACTGGTCTTCAGGAACCTCAACCGTTGGCACCTTCTCAGCTCTTTGATCTGAATTATTTAAGATGAACCGGCTAAAATCTTTAGAAGGTTTTTTAAAAGAGCTGTTTTGAGCAGGTTGGTTGTAATGATCTGAACTTCCTAAGGCTCTCATACGAGCGAAGTGTGCTCTTTGTCCAGCTGGTGAATGATGGATTTTCAAAAGAAACTTAATCAGATTATTTAAACGTTGATGATCATTCAAATTTTTATATTGATCATGGTTTGCGTTGAAATCAATAAGGTAGGTATCTAGTTGCTCTTGAGTTTGAATCATTGAGCCTAAACCTGCCATTTGTAAACGACCAAAAAATATTGGTTCTTTCAGTAGAACCCTGTATTTCTCAAGTAGTTCATTTCTTTTTTCCATGTCCCCTCCCCTATTAATCTTATTAAAATTATTACTTCTTAAATCATTGTATTTATTAGTGGTGGGTTCACCGCTAACGGAAAAGCCGTTTTCGGCTTCAGCTTTGTTTTCATCAATATCATCAAAATTAAAGCCAAGTTGAGCATCAGAAAGCATTGCTTCTTGAGTATCTTCAGAAGCTCGATCTTCAGCTTGAGCTATAATTTTTGTGTCTATTGGTGATTCAAAGATTTGATAGACAACTTTGCCAAAAGTGCCATCTTCATTTTTTAACTGAGTACGTTTGATATACCCAGCTTGTTCAAGACGGTTAAGCATGCCTTGAATTGCATCACGGCCTTCTTTACCCCTTTTTACTAGCGCTTGTATACAAACCCTGTGTTTGTCACCCCACGACAACAATTCAACAAGTAAACCTTTATCGGCACGTTTTATATTCGGGTCCCGTAAAAGTTTGTTAGAGAGAACGGTATAAGGGTTTTCTTTGCTGTGCTCAGCACGATAGATGGTCCTTTGCAGAACATCCAGTACAGCCATATTGGTCATTGTTAAATCCTAAAAAATTAGTCCCGAAGAATCTGATCTACTTTTACAGCTCCCTTTGTCAGCTCTTCTAATGTCCGCGCAACGTTGTACGGAACAGGAACCTCCCCCGATAAATAACGACTAATAGTCCCCTGAGAACAATCAAAAGCTACAGCGGCAGCTTGTTGATTACAGAATTGAATACGCACAGTTGTTTGAAACTTACGTAACTTCTTCTGATCTTCAGCATTTAAAGAATCAAATAATTCTTTACGTCGCTGAGCTAATTCAGCTCGTTTTATGTCTTTCAAGTTTTGCATAAATGTATCTGAAATAACTTTTATGTATTAAAGGATGCAATAATATGCGGAAATGTATAAATGTTCAATCTAAACGTATAAATGTAAGTACGATTCTGTCTACTGGTATTTGATACGCATAATGCATAAAATTGACTTGGGTTTATACATTAATGTAAAAAGTGTGGTATACGTATCACATTCCAAGAATGTATTGATTCATTTATTAAATTATAATTTTATGACCAGAGGAACTAAGATGTCGCATAGTCTTAACGAACTTAATAATAAGAATGAAAGTATTGGGGATAGAATCACTCGGCTTTTGCTTGAGAGAAAATCTGATCAATATCAATTAGCTAATGAATGTAAAACAACACAAGCGACTATTAGTAGAATTATGAGCGGTAAGGTTAGTAATAGTAAATTTTTGCCAGCTATTGCACAGGCTCTTAACGTTTCTGTCGGTTATTTATTATTTGGCGGAGAAACAGACGCTCAAGTCGAAGAATACAGTACAGAGCAATTGCGTATACATCAAAATGATTTTATGCTTATCCGCAAGTATGAGAACGTATTAGAAAATAATGAAGATACGCATACAAAAAAGAAAGCAGAGGACATGTTGATGTTAAAGAGTTTAATTCCGCCGGGGTCTACTTCAGAAGATTTACGTTACATTTTGGTTCAAGATCATTCAATGTCTCCGAAGATTCCAATAGACGCAAGGGTTTGTTTTACAACGAAAGAGACAACTGTTATCGCTGGTAAAGCATATGCTATTAAGTATGGTTCACTAGACGAACAGATTCGTTATTTATACCCTCAACCTGATGGCGGATTACGTATCCGTGTAACACCAGAGCAATCAGATGAGTTTCCAGAAATGATCGTTCCGCCCACTGAGATCAAGGAAAAAATCTTTAAAGTGCTTGGTAGGGTTTTTAGTGTTACAAGCTCTTGGATTTAAAATAATTTTTATAATCAATCAACGGGCGAAAAAGCCCGTTTTTTATTGCCTAATACATTGAAAAATACGAAAAAATACAATGTTTTTAATTTTTTTGCGTTTTTTACAAATATTTACTAAAACTCTCGGGTATCTTTTTTACGTTTTTATGCATACTTGCATAATTATATACAGAAGTGTATATTTTGAATTATTCTTTATGTGGAATTAAAAGCATGCAAAAAATAATCGATGTAAGTGAAAATAACCCTGAAGACCTGAATCATTTAACAGCTTCCCCTGCATCTCTTAATCAATTAAGAGATAAAGCAAAGTTCATACTCGGCTTAGCTTTGGAAGTTGAGAAGTCTATTCGTAATTTAATGACCGCCCTCTTCGCTATTCGTATCGTCCAAATACTTACCTCTTTTGTGATTGTCACTGCCTTGTTCTATGCATTTCTCATTTACGGTGTAGATGCCCAAGAAACAGAAAATCAAGGTCGCTATCAGGCTAATCAGAAATACATTCAATTGGTTGAGGCTAAAAACCCAGAGGGAATATATATTTCTAAGTAAATGTTCATTTGAACAAATAAACAAATGAACAAATGAACAAATGAACAAATGAATATAATAGGTTGCATTTTTATATGGCTCAACGTGAAAGTATAGTTTGTCCGGCTTGTGGCAATAGATTGTTTTATGCCTTGGAAGTAAGGGTTTTACAAAAGCGTTTAGTAGACCCTAAAACTGGGGCTCTTATGAAGAGAATCTCATCTAATGTTCTACCTACAGAATATGAAGAACATTTGTTATGTGAAAGTGAACAATGTCTTTTTGTAATAACCAAAGGCAACAATGATTATCACAATTACATGCATCTTTTTGATAAACCAAATACCTCTGATCTTAGTGTTTTCAAAAAAGCTGTATACACAATTTTTTAATAAGTTCATTTGTTCAAATGAACAAATGTTCAAATAAACATTAACGGTACATTCTATTTTATTTAATCTGCAGGTTTGAGATTGCTCAAATAGATTGGTGAACATACAAACATTTGAACAAATGAACATTTGTTCAAAGGAACATTAGATAGGTGATTTTATGCAAACTGGATTTAACTTAAATAATAATCTTGCTAGTGACTTACGTGGTGTACAGGTTGTACATGCAATTGCTGCGGTTCATAAAGTTCTTGTAAAAATGGGTATAGCTAAATCTCGCCGTACAAATAGCACAAACACAAAATTTACGAACTATAATTTTCGTAGTATTGATGATATGTATAACGTCATTTCGCCTTTGATGGCCGAGAATGGACTTTTATGTATTCCCACTGTAAAAGATACCAAAATTACAGAAAATAAAAATCAACACGGCGGTATTGCCCGTCATGCAGTTGTCACGGTTTCATATAATTTTATTAGTGTTGATGATGCTTCGATCATTACTGCAGAAATGGTGGGGGAAGCAATTGACACTGCTGATAAAGCCATAAGTAAAGCTTTAAGTATGGCTCAAAAAGGGCTTTTTGAGCAGGCATTCTCTATACCGACAAGACCTTTTACGAATGATGTTTCTCAACAATCGTTCCAGCGTGAACAAACTCAATTACCGAATAACGCACCAAACCCTTTACGCAATTTAAATGCTCCTGACTATCATGAATTAGATGCTTTTATAAATTTATTGGGCTCTATTGGTTGTAGCTTTGAACGTTTTCTTAAACAACGTAGCATCACAGAAAATCAAATTACCCGTGAAGTGCTGAAACAAGAAACAATTAATATCGAGAAATATTTGAACCAACAAGGTGCGCCAACCCACCAATACTAACCTTTCTTTAATGAACATTTGTTCAAATGAACAAATGTTCATTTGATTAAAAGAACGTTTGAACTATTGAACATATGAAGTTAATCGGTACAATACCTGAAAATACTTCTTTTAAAGGGCAGTGCCTTACTTCTCTTAGATATTAAACATATTCGTTCTGGCCCGATCTACTTGTAAATAATGATCTAAAGCCGAACTATCATATAAATAAATTGGATTTAAGATATGACGACAAAATATATCTCAACGCTTCAGCTGAAGGGCGGGGCGGGTAAAACTACAATCGCAAGTAATCTTATTGGTTATTTCCTTTCTAAAAATAAAAAAGTCTTGGGCGTTGATGCCGATATGCAACAAGGTACTTTGCATGCCTGGTCAAAACTTTTTAAACACCCTAAATTTGAATGTGTAGGGGTTAACAGTCTTGAAGAGTTAATTTCTGTTCTTCGTGAGGCTCAAGAAAAATTTGATATCGTTATTACTGACCTACCTCCGCGGCTAGCTGATATTGCACGATCAAGTTTAGTTTTTAGTGATGTCGTTTTGATTCCCGTTGCTATTTCATCGCCTGATGTTTGGGCTGCTATGGACTTAACAAAACTTATTGAAGCTGCCAAAAGCGAAAGCGATAACGCAAAGGTTCGCATGGTATGGAATAGGTTTAAACCAACTAAACGCAAAATTGAGGCTAAAGAAGAAGTAAAGCAGCTTCTAGGGCACGATGAAATTAAACAATATATTTCTGACTATGTAGCTTATTCCGATGTGCTGGGTTTAGGTACTTGGGTGGGGGAACATAATCACGAAAAAGCTAAAACAGAATTTTTGGCCTTTGCCAAAGAAGTAGAAAAGTTAATTAAGTGAAACGGTAATTTTTATGACTAAAGCAAAGATGAATTTTGTAAAACCTACAGGTGAAGAAAAACCTCAAAATGACCGTTTTGGGGCTGCAGTTGAGTTTGCAAAGGCTTCAAAAGAAGTTGTTGAAGGCTCTAAAGATGAAGCGCGTGAAAATTGGGATTGCCCCAATAATTTACGTAAAGAGCTTAAGCAGTTTGTTGCAGGTTCGACGCGTTTCGCAACTAAGAAAGAGTTTTTAACACAGTGTTTAATTGATGGATTAAAGAACTATAAAGGTCAATGAAAAAGGCTATCGGTTATGTCCGTGTTAGTACGGAAAAACAAGTAAGCGAAGGTGTTTCTATTGACGCACAGGTTGAGCGTATTAAAGCATGGGCGCTAATTAATGATTATGAACTTGTCGAGGTTTACTTTGATGAGGGTATTTCTGGTGCGACCTTTTCTAAACGTGAAGGCATTAATAAAGCTTTAGCGAATGTTGAAAAAGGTATGGCATTTGTTTGCTATAGCTTAAGTCGTGTAAGTCGTCATCTTGAAGATACCTTGATGATTGGCAAAATTATTCAGAATGCTGGCGCCGATCTTGTAAGCCTTACTGAGCAAATTGATACAACAACTGCTTCAGGCAAAATGATTTTTAATCTCTTTGGGGTTTTGAATCAATTTGAACGAGATCAGGTTGCTGAGCGTACACGTACGGCCATGCAATTCTTGAAAGCTAATAATAAAGCTTATACTCATCCGCCATATGGCTTTGATCGTCGTGGCGATGACTTTGTTGAAAATGAGGCTGAGAAACGAGTCATTGAATTGATGCTTGAGCTTAGGCAAAAAGGTTACGGTCACCGAAAAATAGCAACCCATCTTAATAAAAATGCAATTTATGCAAAAAATGGCGGGTTGTGGCATCCAAAAACCGTAAAAGGTGTATTAGATCGTATTGAAGGTGTTAAAACAGAATGATTAATACGGAAATTATCAAACATAGATTTTAAATACATTTTATGTATAAATTAATTGACAATTATGCATATAGCCTAAGATTCTATGTATGTTCAAATGAACATTTGAACATCGTAATCAAGCGTTGATATTTTAGAAAATTAAAGGCTCTTATTTAAGAGCCTTTAATAATTCGTTAAGTGCTTCGTCACGCGACTTTAAATTGTGTTCTTTCTTATAGTTCTCGATTAATTCCAGACTATCTTTAGTTAGCCAGAAATCTTTTCTTTCAAAACCTTTTGCTAACATTTCTTCGCGTTGTTTGGCTTTTCGTTGAGCTGCTGTAAGAGCCATCATTATTCCTCAGTTTGTTCTAGGATTGATTCACGTTTGAACATTGGGATAATAAAAACCTCTTGATCATTTTCGATATCTTTATAACCATCAAAGCCCATATTTGTAGCGCATTCACCACGGCGAGCTATAACGAAATCATTTGTACCTTTTTCAGCAAACCAATGGTTCCAAACGCTATCGGAACTATTTAAAAGATTTTTGGCCGTTTCAGATTCAACTTCAAATTCTTCTACAATTACGTTAATCAATTCTTCGTCATAAAGATCACAAGCTTCAACAAAACGCATATTTTCGGCATTGATTAAATACTGAATAGGTTCAGCTGTATTTTCTTCATCGTCGTCAACTGGCACTTCATAAACATCTTTTGAGAAAAATAAGCAATCATCATAATTGCCAGACATTGTAATTTTTTCAATTTTGCATGGGCTGGTATGAAATAGTTTCATTTTAGATTCCTCTGTTATGGCCCTATCTTAATTCGTGAGCGGTCACGTTGCAAGAGAATTTACTAATATTTTTGCTTTTCGTTCTAAATTACTTTAAATGATCAAAATATAGTTTTTAATAACTTTTTCTGATTATTATGCCTGATATACATGAAACGTATGTTGATACATAGTGTGTATATTGCTAAAACGTGAACCACCCATTCCGGTGGTTCACGTTTTAAAATGAATGAGAAGGGTACTTGTACTGAAAAAATGCGTTATAGAAAAATTTCAGGTGGGTACGGCGTGTTGTCTGTTACAGGTTCAAAGTACGTTTCGTTAAGAAAAAAGCCGTTTGGTGCTATTTCTTTGTCTATGGTCATTGAGTCAAACATTACCTGAGGATATGCCCAAACAAGCTGCTTCATAACGCCCACATCGTTATTATTAACTTTATCGCCTAAAATCCGTTGCCATATTGGAGGCCGATATTCTTTAGTATCATCAAACCCATATAAATATGCGATTGCTGAATCTGGAACAAAGCCAACTAAATAAGCAACTTTATCGGCTGGATAATCTAATTCTTCGAGTGGAATTTCATTTACCGCTTGCTTTGTTAAATCAAGACGACCCTCAAGAATCCAATCATATGCCTCCGTCATAATATAGTCGAAGTTAGGATATTTATAATGTTCGCTAGGGTAGTTAATATACGTCGCTAGGCTTTCATTATGTGTTCTGATCGATGGAAAAAATATAAGAGGGCAGACCTTTGCACTCGGATAAATCTGTTTAATCATAGTCCGAATATCACGGCAAGTCTGGCCTAATTTATTTCTTAACCATGTTTTAAACTCATCGTACGGCGTACCAGTTTTATTAATTGCTTCATATATAGTACCTAAATCGGGTGCATATAAGCCTGTATCAGCATTAAAAGCTAGTCGAGTTTGATAATCATAAACACACGGTAGATTAGTCGCGGTATTAAACCACCACCACGGCTCACCGATCTGCATATTTACCTCACATCCGCCTGTCACCATTGTTGCAGCGAACTCTTTAAATGCTTTGTGTAAATAGGCTAGGGCATTAGCATGACATAGGCTGAAGAAATAACTTGGGGGTTCATAACCAGTACGGCCAAGTGCGTCGTTAATGTCGCGTTGTGCCCAAAACTCATTACCAGCTTGAGAATACATTTCAAAGCTCACGCTGAAAACAGGGGTGAACCCTGCATCGTTTAAGGCTTTTGCATATGCTTCATGCCATCGAATTGTGCAAGGGTTTACCACATCCTCATTGGTTACTAATGTGTCGGGTATTTGCCATTTGTTTATAGCTCCATTCCAATACATTTCAGGGTAGTGAGACATACCACAATAATGATTAATAAAGCCCTGGTACCCAAGTGCTTGCATATTGTCTACAAGGCGTTGAGGGTTCAAATCGTAATGATCGTCGAAGCTGGTACACATACCCAAATCATGCACAGGTACTTGAACAACTTTAGTAAGCAGCTTGGCCCCAGTGCCGGAAACTTGGGAATTAGTGATTCTTAAGTAGCCTACTTCCCCCGCTTCTAATGGATAAGGTGCAACTTCTTCAGAAGTTGGCAAGCCGTCTGCCCCTAGAACCTTATTTCCTACGTATGAACTTGTAATACCAGCGAAAAACATTTGAGTAATTTTATTTACTGGAAATGGTTGATCTGCGTAAAAACCTGCCTTAATTTCATCAAAATTAATGCTGATTGTAGAGGTATGGCCGACGGGGAAATCAGCATAATTGTATAAAGCAACATATGCCGTTTTTTCTTCACCCTCTTCAATATATTTAATCGTCAGGGTTATGGCTTTTTGCTCGTCATTTAGTGCCGGCATTGACGGCGAGAGCTCAATATCAAATTCCCATATCAAACCTGAATAATTGAAATTCGATTCATATGCTAATAATTTGTGATCTTTTTTGTCCTCAGTATCCCATATGATTCCTACTAAATCGTTGCTCATACGTGATTTGAACAAAACCTCGAACCCATTATCGAAGCTTGTAGTTGTAAATGACATTGTTTGAGGACCGTCAACCCGCCAATACTTAGGGTCGAAGCGATCAATAAATTTGGTACCTATCCTTAATTGAGGGGTAGTTTGACTGGCTGAGTCAGTTATTCGTAGAACCTGCAAGCTGTTTATGCCCGTGTTTAAAGCATCTTGAACGGCAGCATAATCTAAATTTCTTGGGTCATAGCCGAGCACGGTACGTATGTTTTTAGCAGTTATATTCATTGGCCTATCAAAACGGCCACGTCTGAATTTACCTACATAAACATCATTTATCAGTTGTGAGTCCTTGGAACTAGAAGAGTCTCTAGTTCCTTGGTACTGAATACCCGCCTCAGGCCCTAATAGGGTCGTTTTGTGTGGCATCAGTATTTCTCATTATGCAGCTGGTGCTAGACAGAAAGCTAAATATTCAGGGTCAGGTCCAATTGAGCCTTGATACATTGCTGAAGGGTTAATAGGCATCTCGAATACATTTGGCGTGCTCGCATCAATAACTTCAATTTTGATTCGCACATAATTAGATGACGTATTCTCAAAACGAGCTCCCACAGCCAAGTCATATCGGCCATTCACATTAGCTACAGGCTGCCAAGCTTCATCAACGGGTGTAAATACAACCCCGTGAACTAGCATTAACCAATCTTTGAAAGAATCATCTCTGAAAATATTAGAATTTCCAAATAAGACATCATTTACAAATGCTCTATAAGTTCCGCCGTCAGTAAGAATTTGAGCTCCCATTTTTGAGGTGGCATCAGCACAGCCAATAGGAATCCCCTCATAACGGTTAATAATACGCATCACTTGAATACTTGGTACGCCAGTATCTAGCGCATCTTGAACAGACACATAGTCTAAATTTTTAGGATCATAACCTAAAAGACCTCGGATATTTGATTTGGTGATTGTCATGGGGCGATCTAAACGACCGCGTTTAAAAAACCCCACAACCATATTATTGATAGGAGCGGCACCCGTAGTACCAGTTTTGTCTTGAGTTCCTTGGTATTGAATACCCGGTTCGTTTCCGATAATTTTCGTAATGTGTGGCATGAAATAACTTTCTAGATTAGTGAACTTATAATAATTTTAGGTCTTTTCTATTTTTGTACTTTTGATTATTCCTATTGAAAAGTAGAGTTAAAAAAAACAGGTTTTACCTGTTTTTGAAATTTTTGAGTCAGCTTGTACGCTTATCGCTCTTTCCATTGGGTGATATCGATCTCTATTGCCTCTTTTGGATTAAAAGTTATATTTCCTTCGGTGGAAGCTGTAATTTTTCTAAAGCCACTATGTATAAAACAATAGATAAATCCATCTTGTTTATCAGCTATTTGCCAAGTTTCGCCATATGCATAATGTCCAAAACGACCAGCCCAGCCACAATTTAGGTAGTCAAAAAAGAAATCATACATTTTTTCTAAATCATCTGTTTCTTTGGCTGGTAGTCTTACTTTAAAAAGATTGGGTAAATTGTTCACTCAATACTTCCTTACTTAAATTTTGTTTTAAAGTTTCTCTCAGTTAAGTCTACACAATTTTAAAGATTTTACCTGTTTGATTTACTTTATCAAAAGCAAGTTTGGCGACTATTACGCCTTCTGTTTGTGTTGAGTCCTTTGTTGCAGTTGTATTGTGGTCCATTACTATTTGTTGAACCACTACACCGCCTTCATTTGTAAAGTTCACGCCATTACTTATCATGGTACCACCTTTGTAGGTAGTGAATTGAATTTGAAAATTTCCATTCACAAGGGTCCTATACCAAAAAGCTTTAAGTGTGATTTCGAAATCATTTACATTGCCGTAATCAGCTGCAAGGCGCTGAAGATTTACTAAAATATCTTCTCCCCCTGTTGCTGTATTGTCCCCGCCCCAAGTTAAATAATCTGAATCGATATTAGCTTTATTCCAGCCAACGACGATATTACGCGCTGGCAATGTAATCGATGTGCGTGTATCAAGATCAAGCCCCCCACTTTCTGCCCATTCATAGCTTATAACAGCATAATCAAAAGCTAGGATAGGCGTAGTGTTAGGGTCTTCAGGTTGGGGCTCTGGTTGGGGTTCCGGTTCAGGCTCTTCAAGTATTTCTGAAAAATCTTTCTCAACATAAATACGAAATACAGAAAGCTTCTCTATTCCTGTTTCTAAAGCATCTAAGACGGCGATGTAATCTGGATTCCATGGCTCATGACCCAATAAACCGCGTACATTCGCATTTGTAATAGTCATGGGTTTATCTAAACGGCCACGTTTAAAACTGCCGATCAAAACGTTATTGATAGGCGGTTTGTCATTGATATCTTCATCAATTGTGAAACCCCGATTTTGAACACCTGACTCATTTTCTAGGTTTTCAGAATAAATATTCATGTTGATTACCAAAACTTCGCCCTGAATTACCAGGGCGATTTTATTAAGATACGAAGAGTTGTTTTTCAGCTTGTCGGCGGTTCATTAGACCAGGGATTTTATGGCCTGCATCAAAAACCCAGCGGTCGAACTGTTCAGCTGCAGCCCGTCCCTGATTTGCATTGATTAAACGAAGCATTGTGCTTTTGGTGAATTGAGTTTCACCCACGTTGTAAACAAAACTTGCTAAGGCGTCGAATTGGTTTTGTGTAATACGCACTGTCACATATCGATCAAGACAAGCATCTACCCAACGACAATCATTAATGAGCCATTGTGAAGCTTGCTCTTCAGTGCATTTATCCCCTTTTGCTACTGCACGGCCATCAGGGTATTTAATGGTACCGTAACCAATTGTCCAAACCCCACCCGTATCTAAATATCCATCAGTTCGGAAACCTTCTAATTTCTTAATTAAGGAATACCCACGGGCAGAAATGTCACGTTGGCCTGTGATTCCCCCAAAGGTATAATTAATTGATCTTGCAAAAGTATCGAGTCCCACTGCTGCAATGATTTGATCACCTGCAATTACCTGATCTTGTCTTAATGTTCCGCCCGACATTGCTTTTAACCACGAAAATGCCGCTGCAATTTGTTCTTTATCTGCGCTCATGAATCACATCCTTCCATTTTTTGAAAATAAGCGGTGAGGTAGTGAATAAATAACGCAACTAAAAGAATCAAAATTAAAGAAATTCCAAGTGAATATTTATTAACGATAAAACTGCTAGAAGCTAAAATAATTAAAACTACTATCCAGCTTCTTTTACAATTCGCCGTGTAGATAATACGGCTTGGTAATAATGTACAAATAAATGTGATTATGATGGCAGTTAAGCAAACTATATTTTTGATTAAATAAATATCCATATTATTAACCCTCACGGTTATCATTTTGCTTAAATGATTTCTTAATCTTTTTTAGGTCTGCGTCAGTTACAAAAAGACGTAGGCCCGTAAACTTAATTGCACCTGCATGAACTAAATGAATAATGGCGGGTGATACAAAAGAAACCCCTGCAACCCATATAATGACTGCAGGGGTAATATTGTTCTCAGTATGAATGTAATAGACAAAAGCTAAAAAACCGCCCGTCATTGAAATCAGGAGTTTAATTGGCTTAGGTATTGGTTTCGCACCATACTCAGGCGTTGGAAAAAAATAACCTATTGTTGTCCCGCAAATTAAAACAAAAATGCAGGCTAACGTTAAAATAAAATCGCTATGACTAGCAGTAGATTGTCGAAGGGCTTCATTCGTTAAGAATGCCGCCCCCTTAGGGTTTTTATCGAGAGCGGCAAAAGCAGCTTCAGTACATGGCAAAAATAGCCATACTACTCGCCACATCAGCGCTAACGAAAATTTAAGAACATCGCTCATATATACTCACTTATTTGGTGAATCCTGCAGCGGCGGCCAGCATGCAAGATAATTCTGAGTACATTTGAGCATCTTTCTTTAAAGCTTCTTTTTTAAGTTTCCATGCTGGGCTTTCGTAATATTCATCAATGAAATAAAACGGCAACTCTAAAACGTCATTCAGTTTGATATCACTATCAAGACTGAACTGTTGAATTTTCTTGTACCAGGATTGAATAGAGTTCTCTTGTTGGGCCTGTGATTGCTGAAGTAGCGCGAAATCGTACGGGTGCATCATCTGTACCCCCGTTATTAACCTTATTTAAAACGATTCCATTTGAATAAGAGATATCGACCAGCGTATTTAACTGATTTCTTACATATGAAAATTTATTGAATAGATCATTAAATATAACTTGATCTAGTGAGAGTAAAGTTTCAGATCGGCTTTGAATAATCTTGCAGGTAAAATCTAAAGTCTTTTGCGGGGGTAATGCGGGTAAACCTTCAATATCATCGCATCCGATTTGTAACGCCATTGCTCCAATAATCCAATCAGCCGTATTTTCACAACCCAGCTCAAGCGCTTCAGCTTCTAGCCCCGTTAAATGTCTTGCTGAAATACCATTCTCTTCTATTCGTTTGCTAGAAAAGTTACTTAAATCACCATTTAGATATTCAGAAATATCAATAGACCGATCTAAGTTTTTATCTTCAATAAAATTCAAGTATTTCAGGAAAATTGCATAACGTTCACTTACCGTTAAATCACCTGGTACAACCTCAGGCCCCAATATTGAAGATAATGCTTTACTTAGCATTGCTTCGTAGTGATTTGCTTTGATTTTTGCCATGTCCAAAATATCACTACAAATAAGATGGCCGAACTTATAAAGACGGCCAGCAATTTTGTCTTGAAAATTACTCATTAAAATTACTCACTATATAACGATGAAATATTGTTTTTGTCCCATGCCTGTCTGCTTAAGAAAGTAACTTGCGTGGTGACAAACATACGGTTGCCGTCCTCATCCTTGGGTGTAGTCAGAGGCTCAGAATAGGATTGAATTAATAAAGGAGCGTAGCGTTTACCGCCGTAATACACCGCAACAAAAGGCGGTACCAATGACGGGAAAAGCGACTGCAGAGACTTATCTTGTGCAAAGTTTGCTAGAAGTGACTGGTCGCTTAAAGACTCGGGCAATGTCCATTGTTTTAATAAATCTAGCTGGTCTTCAACTTCAGTTTTTGCATCTGCCCATGCTTCGAAATGTAGGGAAAGAGGCAGTGTTAAAGCCCCTGTAGAAACATAGATTTGAGTTGAGTTTTCTTTTGTAAGGTTACTACGGCCAGTTAAGGAATTAAGACTTTCCTTTTTATCATCGCTCATTTCAATGCCGATTGAACCTAAAACACTATCGAGTGTTTCTACCCATTGCCCTGATTGCAGCTGACCCATAAGTGTCGGTAGTTTTTGTTCAGGATTGGAATTTTCAAAGGGCGTTGAATACTGGTTTTCAATGGTGAGATCACCATCAATACCCAGTGCGGAAACTTGATCTGATTCTTCTAAAAGTTTGCCATCTTTATCACAACGGCGAATACGAACGATTAAATGTTCATTAATCTTTCCGTATTGGGATTTATTTTGATATTTGGGGGCCTGAGTAGGGGTATTTTGAGGCTCTGCAGGTAGTTTGTAAGCCATAGGAAACCGAAAATAAGAGAATTAAGCTTATTTTATCGGTCCCCTATTTATTGAAATTTTTAGAGTTCCATCTATTTTTTAACGTATTCAGGAAAATCTATTAGAATCTCTTTGCAGAGTTTATCTTTTCCAACTTCTGCACGACGCTCATCAAATTGGCTCATACCAAATTTAATAACTTCCTGACTATATTTATCCCCTAATTCGTGTTTTGTGCATTTTGCTGCATCAGTGGTTAGCGACTTAGCGTAATAGCGATAATTACATGTAAATTGTGCTCTGCTCATAAATCCATGAAGTGCTACAGCTTGTTCGCAATATGTCGGCTCTTTACCATTTTTAGGCTCTAAAGCGTGAGTTAATGGAATAGTAAATAAAGCTAAAGTAATCACAAAAATTAAACGCATGATTTCCCCTTTTATGTGGTTTAAATTTATATTGAGCTAGTAATTGTTCGCGTATTTAATATTAATTGTTTTTTAGTGTCTATTAATAATAAAAAAAGAGGGTAAATACCCTCTCTTAATGAAAACTAAATCACATTTTATGCATCTTCAACAATTTTAACTGTTTCGCCAGCGCCACAATTTAAACAATGAGTATAAACACCATTACATAAAGTTTCTGTCCACTCGCCATCTATTTTAAAGTTTTCAGGAAACTCTGATTCAGGTAATGTTTGTGAATTAAATGTATTTGAATGAGGTGCAACACCGAAATAAGGAAAGATAGAATCCCCATTACCATCATCACAGTGTTCACAACATTTACTTTCGCTCATCAGCGATATACTCCATTTCCCAAGTTGGGTGAAAATAGTTTGATCTTTTTTCACCCTCGAGCCTAATTGTTAAATGCATTGTGCCATCAGTACGTGTACCTGTGATGACACCTTGTTTACCCTCGGCAATTACACGCATGCCGCGCTTTGCTGGTACACCGTACATTTTACGTATTGCTTCCATTGTGCCTTTCATAACATTCCCCCTAATAATTTATGTCACCCTTATGTGCCACATGTATGTGTCACATACATGTGGCACTACGGTCTTTAAATAAACGAAATATGGGTTACTGTATCGTCTTCTTTTATTGTCATTGATACTTGCTGTACTGGTGCCGAAGCTACAGGCTTGGGACTTTCAATAATAAATCCTATTTCATGATCTTTTTTGCAATACCAGTACCCTGTCGAATAATCTTCATTCTCAGGTAGGACTTTAAACACTTGTCTAGCTAATTTCTCTTGCTCTTCATGCATAGTGAAAAAACCTTGATTTTCCCAAGCCTGAAGACTGCCATTAGCTAAACGTATGAGTACAAGGTCAGAACCAAATAAACCAATTTTTTTACGTACCTGTACTGCAAAGCCCACACACTGCATTACGCTTGCATAGGGATGAAGAGCATATAAAAATTGCCCTTGTTTTAACTCCGTGCCACTATCGAAATTAGAAGTTATAAGTCTTGAACCTTTCTCATAATCTCTGTTTTCGATTATTTGTTTTAAAACTTCTAAACGTTTTTCTTCAGTAATCATAAAATGCCCCTAATATTAAATATTTAAGAATGAAACTCTGTTAATTGGGTGTTTTAGCTTTAGGTATTTGTAAAGAACTAACTGTTTCCAAAATTAAAACTACAGCTTCATACTTAACCCTATTTAAATCGTCATGAGGGGGATTAAAAAAACTAATAAAACCTGAAAAACTTGAGCATTCACCTTCTTCTTCAAGATGGGCATAGTATTTATACGCTAAGTCAAAAACTTCTTTTTGAAATCTTAACGTCGCATTTTCATGTTCTACTTCAGCACGGCGTTCAAGTATTAAATCCCGCTCATCATCAGTTAATTCCATCATTGTAGCCATTAAAAACTCACCCATTTTTAAGGAAATTAATTCCTTTGTTTTCGTATATATTTTGGTTAAGCCGTACCAACATTGGTTAATACGGCCTCTAAAGTTGAATCAATTTGATGCTTTATTATTTTCAAGTAATTCTGTTAAAGCTTCCTCAAGTGTTGCGCCGTAGCTGGTATTTAAAGGGCTACCCGCTTCCACCAATGTAGCCATAAAACCCTCAGTGTCGAGACTTAGGGCAACTTCACAAACTTCATCGGGGTCATTTGCTAAGATTTCACGAATTAACTGATCTATTTTATTACTGCTCATAGGTTTTTTACTCTGTTAAATGAAGTCGCTTGCATTAAAAGCCTTTTGAACTTTGGCTCTTGCTTGCCACATGGCCCAACCATAACTTAAACGTTCAGCTGCTTGCATAACAATAAGTTGATCAGCAAATTGATGTTTTGGCATATAAGCATTTAATGCCGCTATATATTCAACTCGTTCGAAAAGCAGTTCTGTATTCTGAGTTGCCTCAAAAAGTTCTCTTTCCTTATTCAAGTCAATTTGTTTACTGTTCATTTTTTGATTTAACCATTTCAGTACCAGCATTAATTAGAGCTTTAAATGCTTTTAAATACTCTTCAGGATTTCCATAACGAAAGCTAAGGAGCCCCGACATCAGTGCATACCATTGGTCCTGTGTTCCAAATTTTGGCAACCAGTAACACTTTATGTCTTTATTAAGTTTTTCAATAAAAACATCTTCACCAGCCTCCCATTTACCCTTTTCGCCCGTAGCTAAAAAATTGAGATAGCGTTGAACAATTACTGAGGATTTATCGGCACAACATGCACTACCCTCAAATTGAGTGCATAGTTTTTCAATATGGTTTTCATAAAATTGAAAATCTGTGAAAATCTGAACATATTCATCACTAGCGTTTTTTACAGTTTTTACGGCTTCTTCTACCGCGTCTTCAAATTTATAGAGGACCATACAATTAAAAATAGACGGCGTTTTAAATATTTCAGGATGTTGAATTATATATTTATAAACAGGATGTTCTTGCGCCGCTTTCGATTTGCTCGCTAGTAATCCGCCAAAAAGATTATTTAACCCTTCTTCGATTTCTGCTGTTTTAACCATGTTAAAAGTTTCCTATTAAGTTAATTTAAAATATTTTTACCAGGGGAAAATAACGGCTTCTTCAGCCGGGTAATAGCAAAGCGGAGCGGTACAGTTTTTGATTTGTTCATTTAACTCATCAAAAGCTTTTTGTAGCTCTTCAGGTAACTCAATCCCGTCAGGTAAATGTTCCTGGTATATATCCTCAGGAGCGATCTGATCAGCATATTTAGGGGTTGCAAAAACAAGCATTAAATCTTTTTCGTTTTGCTGCTTTTCTTTCATGTACTCGAGTAAAGCTTGACGACTTTCTGAGAAAAACCATTTGTCTGCAGTGATTGAATAAATATGCTCCCCTTCCCATACTCGCTTTGGGAATTGTTCATACTTTTCACGTTCATCGATGTTATGGCATTCTTCACAATAGCCTTGTTTCGGAATGACATGACCCCTATTACATTTACGGTGTGTTGAGCCGTCATAACGAGCTAAGCTCTCATTTAAATACATATTGCCGATTCTGGAAATCCAAACCGTTTCTTGCACGGGTTGTGCTGCAATTTGATCTGTTGGTAAGACTATTTCAGTCATTTTATTTAGCCTGTACTGATTCAATAATTTGTTGCATTAATTGGTAGGTTTTTGGAGCTCGCCAAGCCGAATCTTCTGGGTAGTTAGATTCTTCCTTAAATAAGGCTTCTAGTTGGTCCCATTGGGCAATTAGTGCTGCCCATACTGAAGATACTTTTGCCATGTCTGACAGCTTCTCACGCAGCTCAGGGACAGCATCTAAAAGCTTTATGCAACGACTTAGATCAGCTGGGTCCCGTGGGTAATCCTTCGCCGTACTTAATGGGCTGACATTCATCAATGTGACAGCCATACAGATACTTGATAGACCTGTTCGGCCTGTAGCGAACCAGCGAATAACCTTCTCAAAACTCTCTACATTTCTGTAAAGCTCGAAATAGGTTGGAGCTTGTATATAGAAGTGTTTACGAGCAATATCATCGCTTACCGTAACAACATCTAAATTCTGCTTTGCTGCAGCAATACGTGTTTGTCTGTTGAACTTTGTCTTTGAACCGATTTCAACAACTTGACCGCTTGTATCCATAGTCATTACAGAGGTGCCATTCATACGGTTGCCTCCTTTTTATTACTAAAGAAGGTTTCGACCATGGCTTTTTGAAAGGACTTAATATATTCCTCAAGTTGGGTAAATTCGGGATTTATTTTTTTGCTAAATACTGAACTTTCATACCAATTTGAATCAAAAAGTTTTTCAAAAAACTCGAAAGTAGATTCATTGTGATACATGAAATCCATACTTAAGCATTGCTCGTTATTGATAACGGCATCATATGCATTACGTATGATTTCCTTAAAATCAAAATCGTTATCTTCAGCATTAAACAAAAGCTCTTTGATACGTTCTCGATATTCGCTGTATATAGACTTAAAGAAATTATCGATATCTGTATCATCAATCTGATAAGGCTTTTTAAATAGTTTTTCGACTAGATAACATGGTGTTGCAGTAGCAAGAAATCGCTTTAATGGCATACCTGCATTAGCCCATGTGTGTGAACCAATATAATCATCATCGATATTAAAAATTGCTTTGCCGCTATGCTCGCCTGTAGGCATAACCATGACGGTTATAGGTAGACATAGTTCACGGTCAAAAAAGCTCAAAACTTCTTGAGTTGAAGACGAAAGATTATAATTTTTCATTAATTTGCCCCTTCAAATACTGTTGAAACTCCTTAATCATTTGAAGCTGATACTTATATGTTTCATTGTCTTTTTCAGGAGGGCTTGAAGACCACCAAAAGTCTTCACCAAAAATTTTATTTAAGATTGCATTGGTTTCTTCACTTAGGTCTTTACATGCGAGCTCAGGGTTTTCAAAACAAACGTCTAACAAATCAATGTAGACACTGCGTAGCTCTTTTTTAGATACTTCTTCTGAACGGCGTGCTTCAAATATTTGCGATCGACAATTTTGATATGCCCATTCTATTAACTCTTCGCCAGTTTCAACCGGTTCTTTACTACTAATACTGCCAAATAACCGATTTATAAGACTTTCAGGATATGTTTCAGCTAAAAACTGTTTTAAAGTCGTGTTGTCGCCATTTGAGTAAAAAGCTGTTCCAACGCAATCAGGCAGGATGATAGTAATGCGGCCACCGCCTGTACTTCCGTACTTAAAGCTTTCATCATTTGGTTCAATGATGGCTTTCAGCCATTCCTGACCATTAAGCATCTTGGTCAAAGTGATGCATTCAATGAGCTGCGTCTTTGCTTCAATTTTATTTGTCATTTGTTAGTACCGGTATAGGGCTTCTTTTGAGCGAACAAGGTCGCAATAATCAAGGACTTCGTGCAATTTCACGCCGTGAAAAGTCCACGGCGTAGCTTTCTTGCTATGAATCACTAAAACGAGAGTTTTGGAGCTATACGAAAAACCCATTTAAGCCACCTGCTCTAATGCTTTTCTTAAATGTCGATCAAGGTCATTGCGGCCTAACATATATTCGATGTAGCTTTTAGGCAGATCTGCAATAGCCTCGCCCTTATGCTTACCAAAGGGCATATTCGTGGGTATTTGAATTGCTTCAGCTACAAGAGCAAGGCTGTTTAAATCGGTTATCGCAAGCTTCTGTATAATTTGATTCAGCAAACTGGCAGTTAATAAGATATCTACTGAAGCAGAATGTGCATTACGTAAATAGTCCCGAATTTTTACGGTATCTTTTGCAAAGAAATACGACAATGCGCTAAGCGTATGAGAATCAAGTTCGGGCCATAAATGACGAGAAAGTGATAGCGTACAGATTGCTTTAATTTGATTAGTATTCACCCCAGCACGATTCAGTGCTTGGATGTCATAGTCAATTTTATGGCCGACTATGTAAATTGTTTCTGCAGGTAATTTAAAAAGACTACAGTGAGGTTGTCCCTCAATTTCAGATTCTAATATGTGGTGAACTGCCATAGCACCTAAGCTAATTGGTTCGCCACAAGAAAAATATTTCTGAACTAGTTGGGATTGGTCAACAACGACCTTCGTATTTTGGATTGCTAATGGTACGTAAGCGATTTCGATGGGTAGACCATGTAATTTATGCGTTTCAGTGTCGAGAATAATTGCTTTCATTTCGGCAAACTCTCTATCGCTGCAGCACTATGAATTACACAAACTTCGGCAACCAGCTCAAAGTTTTTATAAAAATCCTTATTGATGAAAACACTAATAATTTTGATGCCAGCTGAATCAGCCGGTTCACTTTCAGAACGTGATTTTTCATCACAATAATGCTGAATAGCTGCAGCAATGTGCTCGTCATCTATGCTTGCGCTTTCCTGAAGTAATTCAAAATACTCATTCTGTATTAATACAGCAGTTTGTATATTCTGAATCCCCGAAAAATCAACATCTAAGCTTATAATTTTCAATAAAATCCCCTTCTTACCTATTCTTTTTGAAGAATATACATTTGATACTAATGATGTATATATTATGCATTAATGTATAATTTGTATAGTATAAAATGCATAAAATGTATATTTAATGATTAATTGTTAATTTTTAGCTGTATTTAAAACTTTAGAATTAGTAAGTAACAATTTGTTTTTCAATAACTTATAATCAATAAGTTAGGTAATAGAAAATAAAGAGCTTAGACATGACAAACATTAATGATTCTTTAAAATCGATGCGGGAAATCTTTTTAGAATGTAATTGGTCTTATGACCTTGAAGAGTATAAAAATTATAATTATTCATCTTTATGGACAAGCCTTTTCCAAGCTGCTTTTAAGATGAAAGAAGCAGGTAGAGAAGATCACTATCAGGTTCTAACATTACTCTCATTTATTGTTTCATTTCGTTTAACTACTGAGCGAATACATGAGCCTTTTAAATATGGTCCTGCAGACATTAATGAGGCTCTTGCTGAATTTAGGCCAGAAGGACCAATACAAGAAGATTTTGATTTTTTTGAATCTATTTTAGATGATATTGAACACCCTTTTTTAAGAGCACGTTTAGCCGATTTTCTCTGGATTTATAAAAAACCGAAAAAACAGATATATGCTCATAAAGCAATAGATAGCTATACAGAATTGCCGATTGATCAGCGTTGGTATGAAGATATAAATCTATGTTGGGAAAGAGCAATAAGATTAGCTATTCAAATTAAAGATTCTGCCCGACTTGATAAAATTCATACTGAAATGTTCAGTGCTATAAAAAGAGAAATTTCTAATACTGATTACATATTTTTAGCCCTCTCCATTGGTCAAATTCTTGATGCGCAGTTACTTGATAAACCTTATAGAAAGGACCTAGCAGAATTATATTTTACACAGGCTAAATCATTAGAAAGTAATCATTACTATGAAGCAGCACGGCAATATTATGAATTAGCTGCTAAAAAATATTATCAAATTAAGGATATGGATAGCCGAGGAAATGCATTGTGTGCCATCGCTAAATGTTATGAAAATGAGGCGGTAGGACATAAGCTTAAAATAGTGGCTAGTGATCTATATGAAAAAGCATTAGTTGCGTATCGAGCAATATCTAAAAAGGATAGAGAGCGATTAGGTTTAGAAGGAAAGATACAGGATATTCAAACTAAAATTATTGAGACTGGTAAAGCTTCCTTAGAGGATTTCATTTATCTACCTAATGAAAAGTTCGATGATACAGAGATTGTTGAACAAGTTAAAAACCAAATTTCGGGTAAAGCTGACCCTATAAATGCCTTAGAAACATTTGCCTCATTATGTTCTGAACCAGATTATGCATCGCTAGAGGGTCGGGCAAATGAGTTTTTTGATAAATCTTTCTTTGGTCGGATGTTCGGTGGAAAACATTATGAGCAAGATGGGCGAGTAATAGCTAAAACCCCGGCAATTAATACGGGCGAAAGTGTTGATAGCCCACAAAATCAAGATGCTTTAAGAGGGCAAATATTTAGAACTTATACAAATGATGTCTCATTGTTTGTTAAAAGTATTATTATGCCCGCATTAGATCAGCTCACCAGTGAACATCAGATTAATAAAGAGCTGTTACGTCATATTTGCAAAGATGCACCAATTATTCCTGAGGACCGTTTAAATTTAATAGTGGAGGCACTTTGGTATGGTTTTGAATATGAATTTGCTGCTGCGATTCACCTTGCTTGTCCACAATTAGAAAACATCGTTAGACAACAGTTAAAAGCAAAAGGCGCAATTACAGCAAATCACGATATAAATGGTATTGTAAATGAAGTGGGCCTAAGCACTTTAATGGAGCGACCTGAAGCACTAGAGGTATTTGGTCAAAATCTTACTTTTGAAATTCAATGTGTATTTACTGAATCGCTGGGCTTTAATTTAAGAAATAAGGTAGCTCATGGATTATTAAATGATGCTGAAGCATTCGACTCGACACAGTGTGTATATGCTTGGTACATGCTTTTAAGAATTATATTAAAGAATAGGCGCTTTAAAAAAATAAATTTTGAAGTAAGCGAATGAAAAGATTGCCCTCTTTGTGAGGGCATTTTTAATATTAATATTCTTGGACAGGTTCGCAAATCATTGATAAGAAATAATCAAATAATGCTTCTCTTTGATCTACTTCAAGCTTACTTATGAGTTGCGTTAAAGCCCCATCAATTATAAATAGCAACAAGTTTGCATCTTGTAGAGTTGTAGTAGAGTTGTAAGACCTAATCATTTTATGAATTTCATGAACTAACCATTTCCTATAATCTGTGATTGTTGTGTAAGCTTCAGGGTACTCATTTTTTATCTCAAATATTCCCTTAAATAATAAAAAGTAATCACTCTTAATATCTGCATGAAGGAAAAAAACTTGTTTGAGCTGATCTATTACAGATATATCTGTAGATAAATGCGCTGCTGACATGACTTGTACTTTTAATTTTTCGCTTTTAAAAATTAAACAGGTTGTTATGAGCTTTTCTTTTTTTGGGAAATACTTATAAAGGGTCATTTTTGAAACATCAGATTCATTTGCAATTGTATTTACCCCTGTGTTATGAAAACCAAGTTCTGTAAAAAAATTGCAAGATGTCTCGATTAAATTAAGTATTTTTTCTGTACGCAGTAAATTTGCCATACATCTAACACCTTTAATATGTACCATTAATTAATACGAATTGACGTGATGGTCTTTCTAAATATCAAAAAAATGGCATGCAAAAGTTCATTGAGTTGCGATTAAACACCTCAAAACTTAAAAGAAATTTTAAAAAATAGATTATTCAGAATTGATGACTTTTAATTGATCAACTCTAAAAGAATGTAATTATGTTGTATCTTTATATTGAATATGCATGGCGGTAGTCCTCCATTATTTCTAATAGAAAATCTGCCATGAATTTATAAATTGGTGGCAGAACGAAAGAGGGTTGACAGACTGGGCAAGACACCAGCACACATAAATGTGTCCCTCTCCCGTCCTACCGCTACGAGAGGGGACGAGAAGCACACACAAAATTAATCCTCAGAAAGAATTAATTCTGATGCTGTCTTGCACAACGAGGTCTGTCAAAACCTCCTGGCTTGGGGCCAGACTGAGAAGAATAAAGAGAGGTTATAAAACTGTCAATAAACTATATTTTTTTAATTGTAAAAAAAAATTGAAAATAAATAAATACTTAACAATTCAAATGCCTGTTAATTGAACGTAACCCTTTTTATTAAATTTGATTAACAATCAAACAGAATTTTTAATTTATTATTTTTAAACCTAGACTTATGTATTTTTAACAAGTCTTAATTACTCGCTATTACTGTTTCTACCACCTATCGCTAATATTTGAAATCGTCAAAAACACCCGTTACGATTAACTTGATTTTGTTACGTAATCAAGTTTTATCATGGAAAAAAAGGTTTATGCACTCGCTGATATTAACAACGCTTATTGTAGTTGTGAGCGGGTTTTTAACCCTCAGTTACTTGGTAAGCCATTGATTATATTAAGTAATAATGATGGTTGTGCAATAAGTCGCTCAGACGAAGCCAAAAATATAGGCATCAAGATGGGGGTGCCACTTTTCAAACTTAAAGAAATTATTAAAGAACATAATGTGATTGTTCACTCGAGCAATTTTCCGGTCTATGCGGAAATGTCACGGCGATTTTATAATGTTCTTGCTGAGTTTGTTGGTGAAAAAGAATTAGAAATTTATTCAATTGATGAGTGTTTTCTTGATTTAACTACTTTTCAAACATTACACGACTTAACTGAATATGCTCGAACGATGAAAAACCAAGTATATCAATACCTTGGTTTACCAATTTGCATCGGAATTGGTCGCTCCAAAACGGAGGCCAAGCTCGCCAATTTTATAGCTAAAAAGAATAAACATTACAAAGGTATATGTAATTTATTAGACATCGATTTAACCAATCTTGAATCAATCTATCAATCAATTCCTATCGAAGAGGTTTGGGGCATAGGTTCACAGCATGCAAAAAAGTTACGTACGCTTGGGTTTAATACTGTTTATGATTTGGCCATAAATGCAAATCCGCAGCACATACAACAACTATTTTCAGTCGTAGTTAAACGCACCGTGCTCGAGCTGCAAGGAACAGCTTGTATTGAGCTTGAACATACAAAGCCTGATCAGAAGCAAATCGTTTGTTCCCGTGCATTTGGCCGACCTGTAATGAATATTGATGATTTAGGTGAAGCCATATCTCTCTACACTCAAATTGCAGTGCGTAGACTAAGGAAGCAGGGTTTACTTTGCGGTACCATTACAACATTTGCACATTCAAACCCGTTTGATGAAAACGTAAAGTTTTTTAGAAGTACAGCCTCAATTGGATTACCCGTACCTACTGATAGCGCTATGCTTTTAGTAAAGGCAGCAATGCATACTCTGCCCAAATTATTTAAAGAAGATATAGCATTTAAAAAATGTGGTGTGTTACTTACTGCGTTGGAACCAAAAACAGGTTTTATTCATGACTTACTAGTTGATATTGATTTAATTGAACAACAAGAAAACTTAATGAAAGCATTTGATAAAATTACTGAGCGTTTTGGAAAGAAAAAAATCGGTATTGGCAGTTGCACCCTACCCGATCGAAACTGGTCAATGAATCAGCAATATAAATCTCAAAACTATTTTAGTTTAGAGGGTCTACCATTAATTAATAATTAATTAAAACCAAAAGTATTATTCAAGTTTCATATTTAATAAAAATAACAAAGCTATTTTGAGCGGTTTGATATTATGCACCTTTGCATATTAACAATAACGAGACTTTCTTATAATGGCTACGCCGTATATTACGATTGGCTGCCCCACAACTGGCGGCGGTCAAGTGATTTCAGGGAATAACATGTTCCTGATTGAAGGCATTCCCGTTGCTTGTGTTGGTGACAAAGCTACCTGCCCCACTCATAAAATTGTAGCAACGATTGTATCTGGTGATCCGTACATGCAGATTTTTGGTAAATCTGCAGCACGTGTAAATGATTCCCTTTCTTGTGGTTGTAAACTCCTACCAAAGCAAAATTTAGTTGTTCAAGATAACGGCGGTGGTGCGGCGCAAAGTTCTCAAGCCAATAATGCACAAGATAGCTTTGTGCCTCAAACCGATGAACATGGGCTCAAATATCAACTTAAAGACCAAGAGACTGGTAAACCTCTCGCTCAACAATACTTTAAATTGAAAGGTCCAGACGGTACCGAGATTGAAGGATTTACAGATAAAAGCGGTTATACAGAACTAATAAAAACAGGTACAGAAGCAAAAGAAGTCGATTTAACTACTTTTGATCTTTCGAAACCGATGGCAGAGTGGAATTAAGAATGGCAGATAGTAATTTAGGAAACCCGTATAGACGTCATATACCGGGCTCATCCCCTGCATGGGACGCTTACCCTCAAGAGCAAAAGGTTTGTGATATTACCGAACCCCTTTGTAACTCTCATATTAAAATTAGAAATTACTCGATGGTAAGACCCTATAATTTTATGATGAGCGCGCATCACTGGGCTCAAGTAGCAGACAATACTATTGAATTACTTATGGCGGTACGCTTTGGGATGGAATGGGATGTTAATAAACTTCCTGATAGTAATATCGCTGACCCTGCTTTTCACACTAGAATGTATATTAAGTTCCATAATTATTTATTAAAACATTCGGTCAAAGAGATTCCCCGTATTGTTGGAGAATTTCAGAGTACGGCCTTTAAAGTACGCTTTCTAAGTACGTTTGCGGTCGATGAATTATTAGAATTACGTAATTTAAGTAAGTTCGATCAGGGCAAAGAAGTTTACTCAAAAATTGAAGATTTGAAAGATACTTTTTCAAAACTCGATGTAGCCTCAGCTTCCGAAGATTTAGCCTTGTTGCAAATGAATGACGGGCCTTTGCATATAAACAGAGACATGTTTAAAAAAGTCTTTAATCAAGATTTCAACCCTAAAATGATTCAGATCATGAAACAAAATAGAGAATATCCAGGAGACCCGACTAATGTTATCAGTAAAGGCTTCTATTAAGTACATGAAACCACTTCTAATAACCTTAGTGTTGATGGTTAGTGGTTGTGCAAATACACAAGTAAACAACGATAAAGAAGCCTTAAAAAATGCAACACGTGGCGCTGTTGGCATGGTATTGCTTGATCATCATATGTATAAGAATGCTATAGCGAGCGGTAATAATGCAGTTACTCAGTCAATGCTTGCGTCAACTTTATTGAAAGCGGGTATTTTAAAAACTTATGAGAAAGAGGTAGGTGACGGTTATACGATTGAGTCAAGCTTACCGTTAGCAAAGTTAAATAAGCTTTGTTGGATGGGTAAATTTGTTCAGCACTATAAAAACGATATACCCGCAGAAGCCTTGCCAGCATATAAAGATACACTTGTATGGCTAGATTCAAAGCAAGCCAATTTGTTAAAGAAACTCAATGAGTCATATAAGAAAGATGAACTCGGTGATGATGATTGCCGTAAATAGTAAAAAGCCCTCACTTAGAGGGCTTTTTTAATAAGCTTAAAGCTGCTTCATTGCCTCATCTTCACTTAATTTTGAAATCAGTGCTCCGAGTGCTACAGGGTCAACGGGGTGGCCTGCTAGTCTGATTGCTGCCTTTATCACGTCCCACGTAACGGCGTCACTATTAAAAATTATGGCTGGTACCATTCGCTCTTTACGTTCTTTAGCCAATGTTAGACGGTCCATACCATGAATTAAGTAATATTTGTTGCCATCCTCAAGCACTACAATCGGGTCTTGAATTGAAAGCTTACTTTCCTGAAGTTTTGGAGCTTTGGCCGTATTAACTTTGCTGATCATCACATGCTCATAATGACCATCCTGAGCCCAGCTGTCATACATGCCTTTTAATAGCTTATTTTCTTCAGTAAGTTGGCTAAGGAACTGAAGAAAACTATCAAAGCTATATTCCTCAATATGCCCCATACCCGACCAATTCTCATCGTAATGGCTCTGATAAAGTAAGGCAGCTTCAGCTTTGCTATTCGCACCGATGATGACTTTGTGTTCGTCAAAGTCCCCGTTCTCATCATTTTGATGGACCACAAAAACGGGACCTGAATAGTCAGTTTCGGTACCCGGTACAACAAATACGTCTACTTCATCGCCGTCATGCCCTAAGGTATCCGCAAAAAAACCATAATGAGCGAGCATTTTGGTTTCCCAAGTTTCGCCGTCAGCTCCTACACCTGACCGTACGCTACCTGCTGGGTTTTCGATATGGACATGTAATTCATTGATTTTAAATTTACCTGTCGTGTAATCATTGTCCTGTAACTGCTGTTCAGTAGGTTCTTGCCCTTCATTTAAAGGGCTGGTAGCCGCTGCTTGAGCAAGTAGGTCATTTACACCAGGTAATAAAGTTCCCTTTTGCTTTAAATCATCTAATGAAAGTGGTTTATTACGTTGAAGAGCTGTGCCAAATGCACGCGAAAAGGCATCATAAGCGTCTTCTTGAGTATAGTGTCTAGGTGTGCCACCAATCCCGTCAAAAATTGATTTGTGTTCACTACCATCAATCACCATTTCGTAATCAGGGTCATTAAATGAGTTGCTGAAAAGTGCATCCATGAAAGCTTGATTTTGTGCTGCAGTCTCAAGAATTTTTTTATCCTTAATAACTTTAAACAAGTGCTCAAATGCAGCATTTACAGCTTCTCGCTCAACGCCCTGCGGGTATGCAACCTCACCAATACGATTATTACCGCCTTGTGTAGAGTAAGCTAAATAGTCATTTTTACGACCCATTGCGGCTAAACGGTCTTGTAAAAATGCTGAGAATGACCGCGCCGCCATTTCGAGCTCTTGCGACCAATATTTGCCAGTTTTCCCTTGATCTAAATTCAATGCTTTTTGATAAAAATCGCTATCTGATTCAAATCCTTCAATATCAACTTGTACTGAGCCGTCAGCTGTAAGCGATACATCACCTTTATGAAAATGGCGAGCAATCAAATATTCGCCAAGTTTTCTTTGAGCAAGGTAATGTACAGAGAGTCTTGAATTAACTTTTGCGGCCTCAAACCAAACTTTAAACTTTTCGATAACTATATCGATAGGCTGTTCAAATGGAGCTTGCGAGTCTAAACCGATCTCTTTAGCAAAGATTTGAGCTTTAGAAGTATAGTTATCTAGGGTGTTCTCATTTGGTGTTTGATTAAGATCAACATAAGAATTTTTATAAACTAAGCGGCTTGAACGATAACGTAAGGCGTGAGTAAGTTTTTTAAAAGCATCTGAAAGTTCTTTATCTTCGATCTTGGCATAGTCACGTGTACCAAAAAAGCCAACTGCCCCGACTTTTTGAGTCGATAAATCATTGATTAAATTATCAAGGGCATGGAAATATTCATGGCCTAAGGAACCTCCCCCCTTCATTTTAGTGATATTAATGACTTTGGCACTCGGCTCATAATGGGCCAGCGCGCCTTTTTTACCCCGAGCACCAAATGCTAAAGCTAAGTTACCATTAAGCCCTAAATGCTTGGCATCAATACCCAAAACATCAGACATATCTAACATTGCTTCAGCTGTAGCTTGCATATGAAACTCAGCGCTAGACTTATCTTTAAGGACCCAATTACCTGACTGAATCCCTCTAAAATTAAACATCTGTTCAAGTTCTTTTGAAGAGCGAACTTGTACAGCTGGACCGCCAATACGCTCGATGTCTGCAGCTGCTTCAAGTTGAAAACTTGGGGCCTTAGGTTTCTTGGGTTTTCCTTCTTCATCAGTTAATTTTGGCTCTTTATCAAGCCATGCCCACTCTAAACCTTTAGATTGTTGAAATGTGCGGGGAACTCGTCCGGTACGCGCTTCTTGAAGCGCAGAGTTGGCCGTATTGAAAATCCATGAATAGAATTTCTGACCTAGCTCTGAAATTACTCGCGTTTCCCATTTATCAAAGTTCATCACAGTGGCAAACACAGACTTATCGTAATATCTAACTAGGCCTTTAGGATTTTCAATTTCATAACTAATATCAACAACAATATTTTTAACTTGTTCATAGGTACGACATACTTCAAGACGTTCACGTAAATTCGAAACCGCTAAAACAAAGTTCTTTCGGCTTTCTGCATTCGTTGGTACAACCGGCTCTTTTGAAACGGCGTCATAAACGCGTTTAATTAAGTAAGCAACCTCTGAAGGCATCCCATCATTACGTAGCTGATTCCAGTCAACAACACCAAAGACATTCTTTTTATTAATTAGTGCTTGAGCTAGACGGTCATCTTTATTGAGTTCATCCCAGTCAATATCAGAGATTACGATATTACGGCCTTCTTTCTTTGCCTCATCAAATGTTTGGGTTAAGAATTTACGAGCGCCAGCAATTACCGCCGTATCTTTCCAACGGTAATTATCTGAAGTAGTAACGTCTGATAGGCCATCATCACCAAGTATATTTTTTTCTGGTTCAGTTTCAGCTGAAGTTATTACGCCACCCAATAAAACGGTAATTTCATTTACACGGCGTGAAGTCTTTACCTTCTCAAGCGGTGATAAGGTGCCACCTTTAAGCTGTTCGACTAAATGAATGCTTTCACGGGAAAGTTTTACTTTTTCTAAAACACTTAACATATGACTTACCCTTGTGCTGCATTAGTGATAGCAAACTGTGCATAAATCTCAGCTGCTTGGTTAAAGAGTTCATGAAGTTCATCAGGTAGGTTTTCGCCGATCGCTTCAAGCTTTGCGCCTGTCTCATTTTCAGCAAGATTTACTGAGCCGTTAATAACATTCGCCAGAAATTCCTGATCGGTATTTTCAGCTGGCTGCTGTGGTTCATCTACAGGTGTATCGATAGTCGTAGGTTCTTCAGCTGGTTGCTGTGCGTCGTCTGCAGGTGTATCGATAGTCGCAGGTTCTTCAGCTGGTTGCTGTGCGTCGTCTGCAGGTGTATCGATAGTCGCAGGTTCTTCATCATCGAAAATAAAGATATTCATCACTTCATCTTTGGCAGAACCCGCGTCATCCAGAATCATAGGATTGACCGCCTCGAAATCCTCGCCTATAATTGAATCAAGGTGGTAACGACCGTTGCGGACCAGTTTAGCAAGTTCTTCTTGTGACACTCCCGACTTTGGAACCGTTACTGCGAGAAGTCCGTCTAATAGCGGGCTTTTTGCATTTTGGAGCACATCTTTTGCAATAGTGTGGTCATAATGATATTGCCCTTTGTCATCTTCACGCACCACAAAACGAACTTTCAACTTATGCCCTTCAAGTTCTAGGGGCGCTTCAAGAATGTGATAAGCCTTAATATTTTGTTCCGTAGCAGTAGCGTAAGTACTTAGCTCATCAGTTTTGTGGGCAATAAAGAATAAATCTTTTAATGCACATACAATTTTCAATTTACGTGCATCACCGCTAAAGCTAATTACTTTTTTAACCCCACTTTTTCGGATTTCAATAGGTCCGCCAAGTGCCGGACAATCAAACCACTGCCCAATCATTTCAGTAAGTTTTAGTTTGGCCGCATTACGAAGTTCTTTCATGCCCTCAGGTGTAGCAGGGAAATCACCGAGCTCATTACCGCTTAAGACAACGCCGTCACTATTTTCAGTAGCAGCTTTTAAGTTTTCATGAAAAGCATCAGCGCCTTCTTTTGTAAGCCCTGCAGTATCAGTTTTTTCATCATCTGCAGTTAATGCCGTATCAACATTTATCTTATTTTCAAGGTCTGCTTGCTGTTTTTGAGCATGTTCATCGATCAATTTTTGCTGTTCGTTAATCTGCTCATCAAGTGAAAACAACTCACTATTTGCTTCTGATAAAGCTTGAGTAGTTTGGTCAAATTCAGCTTGAATACGTAGTTTCTCTGCCTGAGCACGTACAAAACGTGGATGGTTATTAACTAATAACTTAATCATCCGTGTAGCAATAAGCTTATATTTTTTTGAATCAATGGCCCGCGGTTGTAAGGCTGCAGTCACATCACGGCGGTTCAAAATCCATTTCCACGATGTTAATACATCATCTTGAGATAATTTTGCTGGGGTAGAGTCAGGATTATTAAGAATCACTGTGATGGTTTGTGTATCAGACATTGTAAAAACAGCGGCCACATTAACGACGCCCAAGCGCTTAAATGGCTTCAGTTTAGTTACTTCTTCAACATAGAAAGTTTGATCACCTAGTTCCTTTAGTTGATTGGCAATTTGATCAATTAAACGGTCAAATTCACGGTACTTAATTACGATCGCATCATGTATAGCTACTTCACACTGATCATCGAGTACCAGGGCGGCAATATCTCGCGGTGTCATGCGTTCGATAAGATCAGCATGGTCATCTTGTCGAACCATGTCAAAAATCATGGTTTTGACTGAGCCGTTGTGTGATTTCAACTCACTTTCGTCCCAAACTACTGGCTCTTCAGTGGTTCGTGTATTTAAGTGAATGGCATCACTTTCAAGTAAGTATTGAGTGTTCTTCAATGTTGTAGCGCTATCAAGGAAACGTTTCATTCCCCCATCTGAGAGCTGTTGAGCACTGTGAATAACGGGATTAGATATACACGGTAAGAGGTAGCGAGAAAGTAAACGTTTCTCTTGGTCTGCACTCACGGCGCCCACTACGGCCATTTGCTGCACTTTGCCATTTGACTGCACGTTATAAATGGACCATGGGTCGTTTTGATTTACACCGTCGCAAAGAATTGTGGGAATTGAACGCACTTTACCAGTGGTATAACCAATATTTGCAATGCAAACATCTTCTACAATTTTGCCCTCAGGCATTTGTAAATTGCGATTATTGCCAGTGGAAAATTCAGGTGTAAAAACCTCATTTTTGAACATCAGATCAGCCTTTCTAAGTATTTAACAAATTGTCGCTGATCTGGTAATTAAGCTTTTTTACTTATTCCGCTAATGAATATGGCCTGAGCACCTTTAACCCTGCAGGTACTCTTAAAGACTCATAATTATTGGATACTAAATTATCAATTGCGTTGAGGGTTGGTGCTACTAAGTAGGTTTTTTCAAATGGTTTAGACTTCATTCCAAACTCTCGAGAGAAAAGACCTACTGTAATTTCAATCGCATATGATGCTGGTGGATTAAGTGAACCATCATCATTCACCATCAGTTCACGCCATTGCAAAAAACTATTTAAAATACGGGTATCTTTAGTTTCAACAAAGGTTAATTGCAAATCGGGCTCCTGAAACCCACTAAGCGCATTGTAATAAAAGGCCCCTACTTTCACTTGCTCATATTCAGCTTCAATTACTGAAAGGTTAGTCTCTGTTACTAGGTAACCTGTCAAACTATCATCGAAAAAGGGTAAGTTTGCAGTTGCATTGTCTTTATGGGGCTTCATTAGTACAAAATAGTGCGCTGTAACAATGTCACCTAAATCATATAGCTCTCGATAAAGTTGTTGTGCTTCAGCTGCATTAAACCCCGCCCAATAACGATATGATTGCGCCTGTGTGGTGATTGTATTCATTCTTGCACTAACGGCTTGTGCATTCTTGTCCGAACGTTTAGATACGTTTACTTCGTTAAATTTAAACGCCATCGTCATCACCTTCTTTATCAGAACCTTCAGGATTTCCATTTGCCTGATTTTGAAGACGCCGCTCTTCCTGTTTAGCATTTTCAAGAGATTTAGAAATTAAATCAGCTTTAGCTGTATCCATTCCAAGATATTCATCAAGGAGTACCGCATTTGCTTCAGGTGCAAGATTTAGTTCTTTGAGTGCTCCAATACTCTGAACAGTCATTAATAGCGTGTTAGCGCGAGTATTTCGATTGTTAAGGGCCTCAGAAGCAGCTGCGCTAATATCGCTATAAAACTCAATTTTGAAAGGCAAATCAGCACGGGTATACACCTCACCGTACTTATACGCAAAATGCAAAATACAGAGGTCAATCAAAGGCTCTGTGAGCGCTTGTCGTATAAGTGCAGAACGTTGCATGACTTGGGCGCTGGTATGAAATGCAGCTCCATCACCCAGCCCACCAGCAAGCATATCAGCCCAACCGAGTAGTGAAATATCTAAGCCTAAGCACCCAACCGCACGGCGTAAATGCGTCATGACCAGTTCCATGCTTAGCGGTGAACTACGTTGTGCGACGTCGCCAAGTGGGTTCATGACCTGCTTGTCACCCCACTGCGGCAGTACAATCCAATTCGTTGCCCAGAGTGGGTCACCACCCTGTAAGGCATCTTTTGCCTTTTCATGCTGTTTAAGTAATGCAGCCGTCAAACCTTCTTTATAGATTTTGCGATTTTCAGGCGGCATACCTGAAACATCAATTGTTAAAAACTCATTTTTTACACTATCCGCAATCTGCTGCGTATTAAGAGCGGTAAAATTAAGGATGACATCACGCCAAGCTGATTCAACGTTTTGTAAAAAAGAGCCTCCGACGGGGCTGGGAATAACTGGAACGGCAGAGATATCATCTGTCTGTAATAGCTGCTGGTTATAAACTTTGTCTACCCGAAATTGGGGAACAGGTGAAACACGCTGCATTTTTAAACGAATCATTTGACTACGGTTTAGAGCGGTAATGATGCGGGTTTCTGTGTTGTTCGCTTCTAAAACATGAAAACCAACGGTACGGCCAGCTTGCTCATATGCTTGAATATTGGGTGACTCTACATGCTCATCACAAAGAATATGATGAATACCCTGCCCTTTTTGTGAATAGATACGGGCATAAGAATCGCCGTAAGTAATTCCGCTGCGAGTAAATGCAAAAACGAATGAATTGATTAAAGATTGCAGGTGTCTCGCTTCTTTTTCGACTAATTGTCTGAGTCTTTGGGCTCTTATCCCTTCCCCTCTGACATGATCTGCAGGTGAGATAAAAACGACTTCACCGCGAGATTCATGGCCCCCAAGTGCCGCCGTAACTAATAGATTTAAAGCAGCATCAATGGTGGGGTCCGTTTGCATGATTTTATAAGTGGTATAAATCTGCTTACGGTCCCGTTCCTTCAGTTCTTTTGATGAAAATGTACCAAGACCATAAGGCGCAAAATTTTCGTAAACGGGGTTAATGGTCCGAATGTCATTGGTTGTATGTGTTCTTAGTTCGGCTTGGCGCTTTCCGAAATTGTTTGTAAGAAATTTGCCAAATATACTCATTTTCAGCCTGCAATTTTAGTTACTGGCTGTATTTTCAAGTGAATTAAATGAGTAACTTTTTCGTTATTCCACCCCTTTAACTTGGACCCGGACTATTGCCATGTTTGTGTGTGTCAAACTCAATACCATCAATATTTGCACCCCCCTCAAGCGTTGACTTTCCTCTGACTGTTTGGGTACCCGTAGTTTCTGAATTTCCTTCATTAATAATATTTTCAGCTTTAATTTTTACTGTTTTTGCTTCTAGCAAAATTTCATCAGCAATCAGTGAAATATTGTTCTGTGCAATCAATTCGATGTTTTCTTGTCTTATACGGCGATGCCCTACTTCAGCATCCTTACCGTGGGAACGACCGCCGCTAATAACAGGGCTATAAGGGTCCCCCTGAAGGAAAAATACATATACATCTGTCCCTGGCACGATTTCAATTTCAGTATCAAAGTCATTTTCACCCAACGCATATTCAAAAGTGGCCGTTATGCCAGTATCTAAACCATCCGTTATAGGTGAAACTTTAATTTTTGCGGTACGTCCTACACGATCGACTGAAATAATCGTTGCAGGGTAATGACCATAATAATTATTCATGCTGATACCACTTGAGCTAACCAGAATTTTGATGCTGTTACCGTTGCATCACCTAAGGCACCTGAATCAAAGCGATGCGCTGCTGTTAAAACAACATACTTTTCAGCTTCAACCTGAATGATGTCTCCTGCATTGATATTGGGGCTTAATGAGCGCTGAGCCGTCCCTTTAACGACTAAAGCTGTACTGAGATTCTTAAGACGTCGTGCGTCTAACGAAGGCTGAAACTTTGCAGCTTGACCGGGTTTAATCTCACCTTCTAACGTTTTACCATCCTCATTTACAGTTACGTATGAAGGAATAGAATGCAAAACCTCATTCGGGTTATTCACCCAATTTACGGCAGATACATCAAGCTTTAGCTTAGGCTCTGCTTGGGTAATGTTAGAGAGACGACGAATCGCAATTTTTCCGTCATAAACAAACATAGCTGCAGCCTCTTCACCCAAGGCTCGGCCGATTAAATAAGTCGGTGTTTCACCAAAGGGAATGAAGAATTTTAAAAGCGGAACATCCTCATAAATATGAACTTTTATACCCGCTGCGCGTAGGGCTGCCCCAATTGATGTATTTTCTAAAAAAATCGCTTTAGGAGCTGGATTAATCAAGTTCTCAGAGCCGGATAAAATGGCGATGAAAGAGCCGATAGTTACTCTTTCATCACCCTGAACAATGGAGGTTTTATTCACCACGGCTTTAATAATTTTCATTTCCTGATAGTTTTCAGAAATATAAATTAAGTTGCCTTCCTTCAATTGCTCTATCAGCTCATCATTGAGAATGACTTGAAATTCAATTGTTAAAGGCACTGGTAAACAGTCGCTACGGATTACTGCTGTAACAAGTCTGTTCATGCTAATGACAGTCGAATTTGACAGTACAATTCTCATTTCATCACCTAAAACGCTCTAAATGCAGGCTTTGTATATTCGTAATCGACCGTAAAGGGCTCTTCTACAAAAGCATCCTTTTTCATATTCTCCTTGGTGAGAGAATAAGCCTGTTCTGCTTCTGCAGCTGAAAGGCCAAAACGTTCGCCACCCATAGACCCACTAGCTTCAACTCGCTGGGCTTGAATGTGGTTGATATGAGCACGAATAACTGGCTCAATAATCCCCCATTCGCCTACCGAAATTTCGCTATCTTGATCAATAGGCAAAGAAGCCGTTAATTGACCTTTGGTAATTGCCCAGCTTGCATAAAAGAGAAAATCAATTTTTAAAACTTCTACAATGTCTTCTTTAACAAGACTGTAGCCCATAGACATGTAATGATCAGTTAGAAGGTCGGCAAGCGTACTGATTGTGCCTGCCTGACTAATCTGAAAAGGTTCCTGGTACTTTTCTAAAAACATTTACAGGCTTCCTAAAGCTCGAATAAGTGAATTACCCGCCTGTACAACGTTTAACACTTCATTTGCTTGATTTATGAAGTCCTGAAAGCCTTGGGTTGCATTTTGCACCTGTCCTACTTGTGTAGATGAACCGATATTTGCATTCTTGCCGAAATACATATATTTAATAGGCGCATTAAGACGCATCAAAGTATTACGACCTTCAGCATCAATTTCACCCGGTTCAATCGTAATAGCACAATCTTTTAATTCATAAGCAAGGGTAAAACGGTCTTTACGGCCATCGAAAACAATACAATCCGTATGGCCGTTATTTGCCATCAAAAGCTCAGCAAAGCCTGCGATTTGGCCTGTATCTGTCTCGATCATTTGCAGCTGACCGTCATGGCTAGTTTTAGGCACACCCGAGCGATGAGCCTGAAGGCCACCAGCAAAAATAATTTCAGTTGGCTCTGTATAAGTAGATACGGGGCGCGGTGCATTCGGGATAAGTAACGCTATATGTGGCGCAATTGAAGGCACAATCATGGCATTACATGCCAGCATTGCGGTACCAAGGCTTTTAGCTGTTTCGTAATCTTGGCAATAATCTAAGAGAGTTTGCTGAAAGGTACTAGCACGCATAGTTTTTAATGTTCCAAAGTCATTTAACCTATTGTGCTAGTTTTAAAAATACTTAATTTAGGGCGATTCCACCTCTAAATATAATGAAATACTCCTACTTTTGCGGGACTCATTGCGGCTCCCATGGTTAGACTCAGATCGCTTTCAATCTCTAAACGTATACCAATTGTCGGGACGATATGGGCTGGTACCAAATTTTGCAATATAGGTGAGAGCTCAACTAATTCTTGCCGATTGACGTCGCCATTCATCAAAATGAATATCCGTGAAGTAAGAAAGCTGTTCGCTGTTTCGTGCTCAGTCGCTAATATCGGATATTGATTAATACGTGAAATGCTGTGATAAAGTCTGACGATTTGCCACTGATTCGGCCAAAGCATCTGAAGCACAAATTCAAGAAAAGCTAGGCCCTGTTTTGAGGGTAATGATTTCCAATTCGCATAGATAACACGCATGATCTTTGCGCTTGCATCTGGCCGCCGTAAAACTACTAAACCATCTTGCTTAGTAAATCTCTCGACAACACTAGGTCCACCAAAATGGGGCATCCCGTAATAATGAATGTTGTTTAATTGTTCAATGAACAAATGTTCAAATGAACGTATGAAAATCTCTTTTAAGGCTTCTTCAGTTTCATCAAAGGCAGCTGATTGTTTATATGGAGCTAAAACATTTAGATTATCGACCATCTTGATTCCCCATTACCTTTTAGCTGAACAATGTTGAGCTCGATACTTTCTGCAGTCATGTAGAGCCATTGGTGAGGCTTGACGGGGTTAGCATCTAAGTCTTCGGTCATAAACTTGAAATCACTGGAACGGTCTTGAAACGCGGAAATATTGTCGCTTAAAAGCTTGCTAATCTCTTGAGCGTTGAAACCATTTGCAAGGTAATAGCAGCTTGCAGTTTTGCCACGGCCATAATATTTCAAGAGTAACGTGCGTATTTCCTCTTTTACTGCCTGAATATCATGTACAGGCGATAAAAGACCGTTGATATAAATTTTAAAAGGCCGTTCTTGTACGGCTTTGAAGATAATCTTTCCCTTATACAAGTTATTTAATTGGGGGATGAAATTCAAAATATCTGTTTCAAGTAAAGCCTGATCAGCTGCGGATTCCGCAACAACAGACACAAACATCTTATTAATATTTAGATAACTTGCCCCGTAATTTTGTTCCTGAACTACCTCATTCCAAACATTGATATAGTTAGACCGGGTAATGAATTTTTTGAGTGCTGCATAATTATAATTACCAAGATATACGGCGTTATCTTCATCCGCTGGAAATGATGACAATAAGCGTAGTTGCTCGATGCTTAAAGGGTCTGCTCCCGTCCTAACTAAACCATCTGATTTAAATTTAATGGTTGCACGTTGCTCAATCGAGCTGTTAACCGTCTCAAGTGAAGCTTCTTTGAGTTGGGAAACATCGATTCTCCCAAAGCTTTCAGTAATCGATATTTTTAATTGGGTACCAGCCAGTAAAGTGGACCCAAAACGGTCACTATCACCAAACCCTAAAATAATGTTTCGTTTGGTATTGGTTTTTAAAGTTATGGCAAAGTCACCAGCTGAGGTATTCATCCACCGGGTAACGAAGTTATAGACATTATTGTCCTGATCAGTAACAGACAGCTGCACTAAATCAGTTTCTTCTTTGAGCGTTAATGCATAATTATGAAAAGTCTCAGTTACCTCTGGCGAATATGTGACTGTTCTAATCTCAGACTGTTCAGCTAAAACAGTAGCGGTTTCACCTGGTGCGGCGTTAACGCTTTGTAATAAACGCCATGGCCGCCCTTGTCCATCAAGAATCACACGTTTGCTTTGCAATGAAAGGTTTGTATTACCACTATTGGAAATCAAAACATAATGCTGGCACGGCGTACAGAGCGGCAAAATACCCTTATTGCTCGCATCTGCAAGAATGGTTGCGTCACGGGTTTTAATAAATGGCTCAAGCTCAGAAATGTCTACATCACGACTAACTTCTGCAAGTGTATGTTGCATAGCTTTCAATGGTGCGACAATTGTCGGGTCACCTGCAGCATAGCGTGCGGCAATAACAGGAAAGTCTTGCATTACCTGCAGTGTAATTTCTTCAATTTTAGACAGCGTTGGCATCGAATTGGTCCCCTTGATTAAACTTTTTAAGGTCTGCAGTGGATGGCATAGGAATAATCAGTTCTCCAACGGATATGAAGAACTCTTTTTGATCAAGGCTTATTGGCCTACTGACTACACTTAATTCCGCTTGTGATAAATCTTTAAACAGAGGGATATCTTCACGCATCCACTGCAAAATGATATCTGCAGAATCTTCGGTCATTGGCTTTAAAAGGATTTCATGCCAATTACGGCCATAACTAACCCCGACATACCCGTTTGGTTGGGTATAAAACCAATGCAGTACGATTTTAATGATGTCTTCGGCGGTTAATTTAAGGCTCATAGGTAGCGCTCAACGACAAGTTTTGCAGCGTGAAAAAGAGCAACACGCCCCATAATTATGGTGGACTGAATCACGAAGAAAATAATGACTTCTGTGGTCCATAGATCGGCCATATATAACAATCGAGCCTCTGAAAATAAGATGTATACAAAAGGGATAAGCCCTACTAAGGACTTAAAAATTATTTTTATTACATGATCACTAAGCACCTGTTCGATTAAAGCTCGGTTATCGCAAACGCTGCAGAACTTTTGATAAAGAGAAATCTGCTCTTTTTCCGAATTAAGTAAATAGAATTGTTGATAACTGAAGTAAATAACCCCAAAAAAACAGACGATTAAATGAAAAATAATGATAGGGCTCATGTTTAAGCCCCTTCAGTTGTTTCAATTAAGGCTTTATATTCGTTTTGCTTGGCTTCGAGAGTACGTTTTTTCTCTTCAATACGTGTTTTAGTTTCCTGAAGCTGTGTATTCAGGTCTTGGGTTTGTTTCTGGATACTCTTTTTTCTAAGAGTTGGGTCATTCGGTACTTCTACTCGTTGCTTTTGGCGGGCAAGATCAAATTTGGCCTGATTACCTTTAATTTTTAAAGCCAGCTCTTCAACCCCTGCTTTGAACTCGGTAAGGTTGTCGTAATCCATTACCCGGCTAAGAGGTATTACTTTATTATTTAATACCGTTTTAATTACATCGCCGTCAGTACGGAAAGTAAGGGTCAATGATTGCCCTTCTTCAAGATTGAAAATAGCGTCTTTTGTCGCAACGCCACCTGTGGCTTTTTT